CCATAAAATCCATCATATCAACAAGCTTGCGGGAAGTTATATTAACCGAGTTTTCAGTCATCATCATAAAATAATCAAGTAAATCAACTTTGTATAACTGATTAAATATAGACTGTCTATCTTTAGATGTAGGCCCGTATTGCAGGCACAACCTATTAATAATAGGCATATCATAGTTTATTATATTATAGCCAACAGGAATAGGTGCAGTATACACGCTGTTTTTCATGTTGAATCGCTTAATAAACTGTCTGAATTTTTCCCATACTATTTTTTCCGATGGAGCCTGCATGAGCTTTTCTTTAGTTTTACGTGTAACATCTAAAGCTTCTTGCTGGACAGGATTTAGGCCAGCCGCAATAGCTTTATCGTTATCAAATATGGGTTGAACCTCGGAATCAAATATTCCTCCGGGTTCTGCCTTAAGGCTTCTAGGGTTGATTATAACCGCCGAAAGCTGAGTTATCTGGCATTTAGCCGGATCTTCACCGCCACCTGTTTCAAAGTCAAAAACACAAAAATGATTCTTATTCATATTAAAACACCAAATTCTTTGTAATTATTCTAGAGTAAAATTTATAGTTAGAAGACCTGTATACTTTATTTTTAAACTTTGTTCTGTCTCTAGATAGAACTTTTTTTAAGAGTATTTTGCTGAAACCTTTATGCCTGAATGACGGATTTGTATATGCAGCAATATTATATCTCCTAAACATTGTATTGCTCTTAGTTGTTATAGCACAAGAGCAAGCAAGCCCGTCAACATATAATATACCAATTGTATCTATACAATCAAGTTTATCAAATAATTGAGAGATGCCGCCATCTTCATACATAAGACTGGCGGCTTTAATAATATTCAAAAAATAGCTAAACTTTTCCCTCTTCTGAGTTGTCTGTATTGTTATTGTCATTCAAGTCCTCAATTTTCAAATTATAACAATCACTTTTAACAGTAAACCAATTAGAGCCATCTTTTTGGCCTTTATACAGTTTTCGGGCCTTGTTGAAATATAGATTTTTATCTATGCTTCCAAGATACCAAGCTCTAGTATATTTATTATCAACAAATTCAACTCTAATAAAAATATACTTATCACACTTTTGTACTGTATTATATGTAGCAACACTACATTCGTAGCGAGGCATAGGCTCGGAAGTACAGCGTTTTGTTTTTACGTCGTAAGTCGTTCCGTCAGGCCCGACAAGATCATAGTCCTTCGTATTCGATATTGTACCACCAATTACGAGATTTGCAACCTGTTCTCCGATAAATCCCGCAATATTTCCATCGCCCTCGGTTATGGAATTCTTAAGCTTACCCATATCAATAGATTTCGCCCAAGCTTTTCTAACCATTTCATCTGTAATTTTAAATTCAATCATTTGATACTCCCCGGAGATACATAATGCCCGACAGTAAAAGAATCATTCTTAAGTTCTTTGGATGTTTTTTCTATTCCATATAGTTTAATATGGTTTTCTACATAATTACACATTGGAGTTTCAGTTCCGGGCCAGTTTGTTTTGTAATAATGACAAAGCCTTTGACACCTAAAATCGCTTCTCCAAGGATTAATAGGTTTAGGATTTCTATTGGATAAAATTTCATTCAGACGCTTTCTCATTTTTTCAAAAACCAAGTCTTTTGCCTTTTCATCAAAACATAATGTAAACGGCCCGCCATCGCGTAAGAAAAATATAGACATGATTCTATACTTATATTGCGGAAACAATTTTCCCGCAGCATAATGATAAAGTAATAGCTGAAAATCTTTTTCCAGCTTTTCTTGATCTTTAACTTCGCCGGTAGCCCAATCTTTTCTCTGTCCGCTATTATGTGTGGGAATCATATTTTCGGTACAAAGATATGTATTTGTCGGACTATCAACCATAATACACTGAGTTTCTTGAGCATCAATTATTTCGATTTTTTTAATTGATCTTACATTAGATCTTCCGTATCCCCAATTTAGAATTTTTTCAGCCTTCCTTGGAAGTAAAAACGGATTAATATCTAGTGGCCTAAAACATACTGGATACACTTTTACATTTTCCTTAAAATTAGTATCTCTGGTGATATTTGATTGATTACATCTTTGTCCCAATGTTATTGCTAATTTTTTAAAATCGTCTGAAAGCTGTTTATTGCAGTTTGTGAATACTGCCTGTTTTCTGACGGAATTTACGTTTCCATCTGTGTCCATTAATCCTCTCATAAGATCAAGTCTTTGTTTATAAGATGCTCTTAAATAGATTTCTGGTATATGTTTATTATTGTTAAGATTTAGTTTTTTAAGCTCTGTAATTAATCCATATATAGTTTTTGATGGACAGTCTCTTGATTGATTTATATCATCCCCAAGTTTATATCCACGCCTAGCAACTTCTTCATATATAAAATCATCATTGCCAGATATTTCCCCATTTTTGTTTCTTCCGTCTCCAAGCCAAACTCCTAAAACATATGGATCAATAGGAAGTTCTATGTCAGCAGATAATAATGCTTTATTAACAGGAATTTTGTCTTTCAATTTTAAGTCTGTTACAGGAATAACTCTACCGTCATGAAGTGCCCATAAATGCTCATTATCGCAGACTACAGACGTTTTATCATCAAAGTAAATTTTATAACATGGTTTTATACTCTTTTTTGACTTACCTATAACTTTACAAGGAATACCGTCTTTATCAAATAAAGAATCTCTAATCTGAATGTCACCCATAGTCGTCCAGCCTTTAGGTGTTGGTATTAGAGTATCTACAGGAAGACCTTTCCAATCTATAACTTCTAATGTTTCATCATCTACTTTAGTTACTAGATCGATTGTTCCTTTAATACGTAGATTATAATTACCAAGTTTTGCCCAAGGTTCATCAATAACTATATCAAAGCCCGGTTCTGCCTGAACGATATCTCTGTTTCTAGGATCATATTGGCCATTATTATGATGAATTCCGGCGAGTACCATTTTTTCGCAAAAGGCTAAATCCTGTTTTTCATCGTAAGTAACATGCGGAGTATTAGTAGTATAATGCACGTAAGACCTGTTTAATAATTCATAAACATAATCCATGCTATATAATTTGCTGTATGTAAACTCAAATTTACCTAATTCTTCGTCATCAAAAACAAACTTTTTCTTCTTTGGGTTGTCTTGCAGAGTTTTTTTGCAGTTAGCTAAAACCTCAAAGACCTTGTGAGATATAGTACCAAGATTAGCTTTTTTCTGGCTTGGCTGTTGGTGCCCCAAGTTGTAAGTTATATAATAACTCATCTGACAGTAATCGTACTGATTAAATGACGAGCTACGAAAGAAAGAAATTTCCATAATGTACTCTTTAATATTTATAGGTTAATTTATTATTCTATAGCTCGCAAAATCTTGCTGATTTTTTATCAATTCAAATATTTGATTACGATCTATTCCGTCATTCCAAGGCTGCTTAAACAAAAGGCCCATACCGCCGTTTTTATTAAAATTATTGATATTTTCTACATAATCATCAATTAAAATTCTTCCGGGTCTTGCCAGTAATTCTTTTCTGCTGCCCACCATCATATTTCTAGATTTAACACCTAGCTTATCTTGGCAAAAAGCAATTTTTTCTTGAACACATAAAGTGTCAGAGCTTGGAGAAGTAGAAATAATGACATCTCCATAGTCTTTGAGAGACTTATAAAACTCTTTGGCCCAAGGATACAATTCTAGATTATACCAAAAACCCGGAGTAGAACATTTCCCCCAAAACTCTTTATCTGAAATTCCCCATTCTTTGTAAAAATTCCATGATTTAACATCGTCATGTTTTTCATTTCTTCCTAGAGCCTTTAAGCATCCAGACACGAAATCGACCAGTACACCATCAAGGTCTAATAGAATTAGTTTACTCATTATTCAAGCCATCCCCAATCTGATATTTGTTTTTGAAGTGCAATACATGTATCCGTTAAAGACATGTTCATATTATCTAAAACAAAATCGGCATATTCTAAAGCGGTTCCGTTTTCAGAAATGTGTTTATCATTAACAGAAATATATCTTGTAAGATATACAAATTTGACATCGTAACTTTCGCCCGGCAAAGATTTTAGCCCATCGATTTCATTTTCAAAACGACAATCAGTTATAATCGATAGATTAGACTGTTCAGACTGAATTTGTCTCTTTAACAAATTTACCCATACAGGCCCGTATATCTTACGCATAACTTCCGTACCCATAAACTGTAGGAATTCACGCACAGTCATAAGGCCGGGGTCATGCTTATACATCCAATAACAAGCATCTTCGAAACTTCCATCAGAATGTTTTCCAACATAGTCTTGTCCGTATATAGACATTTCAGGAGTCATAACTCCGGGCATATTTTCCCATCTAAGGTGTTCCATGACCGTGTTTTTATCTTCGTCAGTACCATGAAGTAATTCTCTAGGAATCTCAAAAAGTTCATGACATATATCCTTTAGAGGATTTGCAAAAGCATACGTCTTAACGAAGGGCCAGATACTTTGTGACGCATAAACTCCAAAGTCAAAATCATTTCTGTTTAGATCTAAAAGCCCCTCGGCATCTTTACCATTCGCATCATATAAAGCAAATAATCTACCCTTATCGTCAAGCGAAAAATCCTTGATAATTTCATTTGCCCGTAGCTGATAGCCCGTCAAGAAATTCGCCAATGTGTTTTTGCCGCTACCTTTTTTGCCGCAAAAAGCTAAAACCTTATTTTTCATAGTTTCTCCAAATCAATATAATTACCTAGTATATTTTTTACTTCTACACCTAATTCGCCGGGGTCTTTCGCTCCGTATTCAGGCACATAATAATTAAATCTTCTTCCGCACTTATTAACAATTGTTTCAGCGGCTTTGCGTCCAGCCGTATCCATATCTGTAAATATAAGCAGATTTAATGCCCCGCTTTGCTCTAACAACAGTAATTGTTCGTCGGTGAAAGCTGTTCCCATTATAGCCACAGAGTTACGAAAACCGTGACTGAAAACCTCCCAAAGATCAGGATTTCCCTCGACAATCACTGCCCATCCCGACTTTTGTATATGTTCCAACGAGAGGTTTAATCCGTATAAAAAGTTGCCCTTATTAAATGAATAAATCCATTTATCTTTATGTTCAACAATAGTGCGCCCGCAACAACCAGCATAAGACCCATCTACATCATATACTGGCACCACCGCTCTTTCATGCATCATGCGTCCGGGTTGATGCGAATCTCCAACGTCGAACATATCCAATATTTCAGCAGAAAAATTTCTTCCTAAAAAATAAGGAGATGGACACACTAGATTTTTTCTTATGTAGTCACGATCTATATTTTTAGTTACCTTGCTTGTGCCTACAGATAACGCCCGAGTCAAAATCTTCTGCTGATTAGCCGGAGTTTTTTCTATAGAAACAAAAAAATCAAGATTCTTGTTACGCAGAAAATTGTTTACGGCCTTAAAGTCAACTTCTTCCCCGCCACGGGCTGATAAAACCCCACGTATAAAACCGTAGAGTCCTTTGCCGTATGTATTCTGACATTGGTGTGTCCAGCACTGCCAATTTGGAATATCGTGCCTGCCTTCAAAAATTGTACATGCGGTAGCATTATCGCCATTATGAACGGGACATGCAAAAGAATATGTACCGGCCTTATATTTAAAATCTATCTTAAAAGATTCTAGTATATCAGGAATTTGTTTCGCTGTCAGATATTTCTTCTGTGTCGTCATCATTTTTTCCTACACTTGATATATCCGGAACTTCAACATCTACTTTTACACCACGGGCTAGCTGGTCTCTAGTTGGGCCAACTGTTAATCTGCTATATTCACCTTCCATTCGGAGATTAATATAGTTGCCAAATTCCATAGCCGGGCCGTAACGGGCCACCTGAGGCTCTAGCTTGCGATTATACGGCACGGGAGTTCCACTTGCGATATCATCGGCCTGCTCTTGCTGAGACTTCTCTTTGAACTTCGTATAGCTCGTACAGAGCCACAAAATACGATCCGATTGGGCGATATCATCTTCCTTGTTCAATTGTACGAATGCCAAGCATGGTACTTTATATTTTACCATAAAGTTGTGTAGATTTGTCATTTGGAACCCAAGAATTTGATATTCCTTCATAGCTTCCGTGATATTATCGCCACTTGTAAGTTTTAAGTAGTCATAGACAATAAGGCATGGTTTTGCAGTACCGTCGTTATTAAACCCCACCTTACGATAGATCCATTGTCTCATAATCGAGAGTATAGAATCAAATGAACGCCCGGAAACATTAATATGCTCAATCTTGGAGTCCTTCAACATTTCTGCGGTTTTAAGCATTTTTTCTGCATAGCTTTTATTTCCTGCGGAAATATCGTTAACACTAATGCCGGAAACATTGGCAAGCAATCTATTTTGTTGACTTGCAGAATCCATTTCAGTATCTACTATAAGCGTAGGTATAGATAATACGTCTTGATTTTTTGCTATTTGTAATCCTAGTGTACTTTTTCCGGTTTTAGGTCGGGCCGCAACAACATCGACGCATCCATTGCGTAAACCGCCACCAATAGCTTTATCAAACTCTTCAAGACCTGTTTTTATTCCATTGAAACCCGCTGGATTATTTAGTAATTCTACTACATAATCATACATATTAACGCCGATTTCTACGGGCTTACTATTGTCGCTGTTATATATTGTTTGAGCCAGATTGTTTCCCGGCTGTTCAATGCTAGTTAGAATATCTGCAACATCTTCCTCGCCCGTAAACTGAGAGAGATTTTCCATTGCTTTTTGGAATTCTTTGCGGGCATCTCTAAGAAGTTTTAACTTCGTAAGTTTTGCAGCATAATTCGGAACATTACTTTTATTTACCGGAAAATTAAATAATGATCTAATGTATTCTAGTTCATCTTTATTTTCAAATAAGGCCGCAAGCCCCATAGAAGAAGCCTTGCTTAAAACAGTAGAAAGATCTAAAGTGCTACCGTCATATATGCATTTTTTAGCAATATCAAATACTATCTGATTTGTCGGCTCGGTGAATGTTTCATTAGTGATATAATCTACATCAATGAATACTTCTAGTCCCATCTGACATATGGCCGACAATAACGCCCTTTCATATGCCAGATCTTTTAAATCAACATTAATTTTTTTCTTCATTATTTCTTTTTGGTGCCATAAGAGTTATAGTTTTGACCGCCATAAATATTTGGCCGAGAATACCCGACCGGCCTGCCAGAACTATAATATCTTTGACCGCCAAAAATATTAGGTCTACTTTGAAAAGAATTCCTAGATTCCGAAGAATTTCCCGAGTAAGATCGCCCGGACGAAGTTTTATCCGCTCCGGCAGCTTCTAATGAAAGAAAAAATACACACGCAATCATTAATAAGTTTTTCATATTACCCCGCAAAACTAAAATTATCAACGAGTAATGAATGTTTCGATCTCTTGACTCCATCAGAACCAGTCCAAGTTTCAAGCCGCAGTTTTCCGTCAATAAGCATTTGCTTACCCTTAACGAAATATTGTGCCACCTTCTCTGCCCGCTCGCCAAACATGACGCAGTCTAGATATAGCACTTCTTCTTTGTCTCCATACTTATCGCTGCAAGCGATAGAAAACTCTAAAACCTTCTTTCCGCTACCGGTAGAAGTTAATGTTGAATCTTTAGTAAGTCTTCCGCCTACGATAACCTTGTTGTAATTCATAAAACCTCTTTTGTATATTCATACCATAGCAAAGCCACGTTTGCTAGACCATAACAAAACCACATCATGGCATGTGGATAATCTTTATCTTTCAAATTTCCAACGGCGATAAACATATAAAGTAATGTCGCCAGAGAAATACCAATTTTTCCCATTAAACAGCCCATCCTTTTGCTTCAAGCTTGGAAATTATATCTTTTGTAGGCTCCCATTTATCAAGCATTTTTTGAATAGCGGCCTGACTGACCTTATGGACGTTCTTTTCGGCCAATTGAACCGTATCGCTTTTCCACTTAGTTTTTGGTTCTACCACTTCCCAAGGAATTTTAGCTTTAAAAGCGGCCTCGATATATTTATCTATCGTCCAATATTCCACAAATGTATTTGCTACAATAACATTTTTACCGCGAAATAAATTATAAAAAGCCTGCCCGAGACACCAAGAATGTGCTACAGTTAAAAAATCGAAGGTAAATTTATAATCATCCTCGATCATAAAAAACTGATCGGCCTCTAATACTACACTGTTTCCATCGGCTTCTGCCAGCTTGTGTGCAAGCGTACTCTTACCAGACCCCGGAAGACCTCTAACTATTGTCAATTTGCTCATTTTTTCTTTCTACCTGTTTTTCTAATGGTGCCCATGCCAAAAAATGTACAACTAAACCGCCGAATACTGATCCGGCGATAAAAATTGCCAGCGGGTTTGACCATGCCCACTGATTTACAACGTAACTTATTGTTGCTTCTGAATCAAAAAAGAACAGTGCAAACAGATCGTATAAAATAAAAAATAATCCGCCAAATACTATTACTATAGCGGTTATTTGGTTAGGTTTAAAATTCAACTTTTTCATAAACTTTTTCAATAACGCTTACATATTCCTTTTTGTCTTTTTCGGATTTCTCCGGAATCCATTGCTTTCCGCATTTATAACATAGCATATACTTAGATTTAGGCGTTTTCCAATGTCCGTCATAATTGCACTTTGGGCACTTTTCCATTTTCTTACTCCGTAGTATTAGTGTTATGATGATCAACAGCAGTCCACTTTTTTTGTTTCATGATAGACATGATTTCGTCATAATGATACAGTGTATGTTTTTTGTGTCCATACAGTTCTGTATCCCAACCAACATCTATAGATAGAAGGTTTGGATCATCTGGCAAACTACCATGACTATGTCCGTAAAGCATGATAGATCCTCTGTGAGACATATTCCATATACGCTGTGCGTAGTGATGAAGGTAAAAATATGTATCATGAATTTTTCCTTCCCATACGGGCTTTATCCATTTAAATAGGTGCCTGTAATCATATACATGCTTGTCATGGTTGCCCGTAACTAGGAAAATGTTTTTACAACGAATGCTATTACGGAATTTTTCAATGTTATGTTTTCCGCCAAAAGACCAGTCACCAAGATGGTAAATAACATCATTCTCGCCAGCTTCGTTAAAAGATTCAACTAATGCTTCATTCATATCGTAGGTACTATTAAAGTTACGATATCCGGATTTCCACGAGCTTACTTTAGGCCCGGCAATATTTGAGTGCCCGTAATGAGAATCGGAAGTAAAAAATATATTAACTGACATTAACTAAATCTCCAAATAAAATTTTAACTCTTTCTTCGTGACTATATTGTGTTAGAGGCATTATATCTAGCGGGCAATATGATCTTTTTCCGGTAATTTCATCTCTTAGCTTTTTAGTATAACCACCACGTTTAAAGCGTGCTGGGTAATTGTTCCAGTTAACACCTGTGTTAATCAGCATGTCACTAAGATCTGAAAAGTTTTTATTGTTACATTCTTTATGCGAATAATAAGTTCTAGCGGCCATCTGAATTGAGTTTCGTGTTGCATCCATTTCTCGCCATAGCAAACAGTTTGTAGCTTCGGATAAATTTGGCACGGAAAATACACGACAGTCAAATAGTGCCATTTTTCCTTCGTTTTTGAAAATGTTATTGAAAGTATAGGTTGCAAAGGACGCAAGAACGGAACATAGCTTTTGTATTTTTCCGCTGAAAAATAATTCTTGCTCCGGCGATTCTTTGGATAGCACGAGAGTTATTTCATCGCTCTGTGTGTACCCAAGAACTGCATTACTAAAAATACAAAGCTCATAAGTCAAAGTATCCATTGCTTGCATTAAACCGGTGTCATAAGGCTTATTCAGATTTGAAGTAAAACTATGAAAAGCCTTTCCGTCGATACGAACCATGATCGGGCAATTAGGCATTGCCTGCATACCGTAAGCCTTTTCGTAATCTTTCATTCTGTCGCCGATTTCCATTTTTTATCTTTCTAACTTATTAAGTAATTTATTATATCAATCACTTTCCAAATCGCAAGAGCGGGGATTCCAAGCACGATCAGCCACGTAATCAAATGAACCGCACAAGCAAATATACCGCAAAGAGTATATAATAACATTCCGTCATCGCCTTTCTTTCGTCGTTTTTCAGCAAATGCTGCTTCAAGTATGTCTCCGATCATTATCTATGCTTCCTATAAAAATTAACAACGAAGAAGTTCACCATCATCACTGACTCCGTCGATTTGCAGAAAACCATCATGGATTTTTTGTAATTCAGCTTGATGCTCCGGTGTTCCCTGCTTCGGATCGATATCATGCTTAAACACCAAGGCTAAATGCCGTTTAATGATAGTCGTTTGTCTTGCGTTCAACTCTTGCGGATTATTCAACTCAAACAAACCTTGTAACCAAAAACAAAATTCAGATGCTTTCATTTTTTAACCTCTTTCTCATTATACCACAGCTTTAAGCCGTGTCAAGCTATTTTAACACCAAAATTCTCTGCTTCGGAATCACATTGCGATTATGCGAAGTGCTTTGAACATAGACAAGCCATTCGCCGTAGTCACCGACGCTCAATTTGACTTCCATGTTTGAAGGAAGTCCGAGAAGTTGACGGGCGTTTCCGCCGGAATATGCTTTACCGGTTTTCTTATTTTGAATAATAATATTTTTGCTAGGCTGAACATGCTCGTTCTTTACTAATTCATAGTATGAGTTACCCTTAACATATTTCTTACCTGTTTTATCTTCTACAATATCTCGAATCCATAAAGCTTTTACATCTTCATTGATAACAATAGTAAAATCTTTCTTACTCAGTTCATCTAGAACCTTAGTTACATTGGCAGAGTTTACGTCTTTTAAGCCCGAGAAAATTGTTTGCGAAGATCTTACCCCCGACTGCCTACTGTTATAGTATTGAGTCATAGACCTATCGAATGTATCTTCAACTTCCGCGATACCCTTTTTATCGGCATCCCAGCGTTCGATATTACCCTTTGGAATACCGTAAGATTCTAAATACTTACCAGCGTCCATATCGGGGACATATCCCGCAACAGTCCAATTTTCCTTCAAGGATTTAAGTTTTCGACGCATAGCATTAGAGTCAATTGTGCAAGAGTAATTTTCGCATCCATCAGATAGAATATAAACTATATAAGCATGATCGCCATGAATTTCTGGCAATAACTCTAGTTCACAAATAGATTGATTTAAACAGTCTAGTAATGCAGTGCTTCCTTGCGCACTAAATTTACCTAAATCTATAGGCCGAGTAACGTCTGTGTCATACACAATACACTTAGGTTTATTATCGAATGTATAAATTGATATTCGGGTTTCTTGATTAAAGTCAAGACTCATTTTGCGCAAGAATTCAATTCTTTGTTCTAGAACTTTTTGCATATCTCCTATAATACGATACATAGATCCGGATGTATCTAGAAGAATAGCTACGTGATTTTTAAGTAATTGTTTTGTCATCTTGTTTCCTTAGTAACTTGAGTTATATAAATTGTTTAGTTGTAATTTTTGTTCTTCCGTAGCATTTACATGCTCCGTAAAAGCCGTTATTAAATTTTCTATGATTTTTTTATAGTCAGAAGTTTCTTCTTTGTATAAATACATATCAATTTTAGAAAAAATATAACTAGAATTAAAAATTAAATTTAGTCCAGAGTTATCCTTATTACAGTATAAACTAATAAAAAATACATCTTTAATTTGCAATATGTTACGAATCGCAACACATATGCCAGCGATAAAAAGTTTTATTTCCTCAGAAGCTTCTCCATTCTGCTGTATTTCACGAATAACAAGCGTTGAGTCTTGAAAAAATATGTATGACTTAGGCTTTTTCATTTTCTAGCCTTTGTTTAATAGCGGCAAATGATTCTACCATGTAATTTCTATTGCAGAAAACTGTAGTAAGTAACGATTCGTCGCGTTCTTCTTCCTCGGTACATCTATCCCTTAGGTAAAGTTCGCCGTTTTCATCTCTCTTGACACATAATAGTCCGCGAGCAGATTTCTTAGTTCCGTCATCAGTTACAGGATCTTTGAAAATCTCACGCCTTTCAAGAACTTCGTTTTCCATAACTTCGCAGTATGTACTCTTAACTGCGATACCTAATGTATCTCTAGTATTATAGTTATACGTGTAACTACCGATTCCAAATACTACATTAGTGCTGGCAAAGCCTTTAGCTTCAAGTCTTGCACAAATTCGCTCGGCCCTATCAAGAGTAATGCTGTCGCCGTAGATAACTCCAATGTGAGGGTCTAGCACCTTATAACCTTTTTCGTTTACAGTTCCGCCGAATACATCCCAAAGAAGTTCTACAACACCTTTTGATTCCGGAGTGTTAAATTTGTGAGCCTTTTCAGTATTAGTATTTAATCCACAAATAATATCTACAGGATCACCACTGTCAGGTCTAATCACCAGCTTGCCATTGCGAGCCATGATTTTGTCTTTAAGTGTGACCACGTATTCAGTACATACTCTCCATAGGTCAAAGCTGTCACTGACTATTGATACGATACCTTCCGGGAAAATATCCAGAATTCTACTGAATCCATCTATTTCATTTTCTTTTCCATACGCTGTTTGAATTGAATGTTCCGAAGCCGGTACGCTAGAACCAACTAATTCTGTTTCGATATCAGCATCGTAATATTCTTCCAGCATTAATACCGCAGGAATAGTATCAGTGCCCGTAAACGATAGTAAGTGCCCCGCCTGATTAAGTGTAGACTCCATGCTGCTTCGGCCACGCATAGAAAAGTCATGCCCTTGCCATTGCACGAAAGATGGATCTCCGGTTTTTTCGGCCCACTTATTTAGTAGCTTGCGGTACATATGTGCAATAGTTGCCACTGTTGTCATATCCCAAATAACCGTTGACATTTGAGTTTCTAGAAAGTTGACAAGCCAAGCAAAGTCCGGGTGAGTATTTGTAATAGTAAAGAAAGGAACTTTCTCGGGAACAAGAGTGCCCTCGGGCAATGCCTTAATTTCTATTGGTAGATATTGAAGCTTATGCAGTTTTTCGATGTGTTCAGTATCTACTTCGGTAAAACTAAAGTGCTTATGGAAACGCTTATACTCGGCCAAAACTTCTTCTAGCGGTCTATTAAAGAAGTTAGTTCTCCATTGTCCTACAAGATATTCTTGAATATAATATTGTAGCCCAAACCATACAGCTTTATCGCAACCTAGACGCTTAAAACTTCTAGGTGTCATGTTGCTGTAGAGCTTAATCATGCCCTTGGGGTACATTTTGTAGTGGAATTGTTTATACGAATCTGAAGCCAAAATTGGTAAAATTTTCATCTTTTCCTCAAAAAGTGTGTATAATATAGCGGTAACACAAATTTTCATACAAAGGGAGTCATCACGCTATGTTAACTGTAGAACAAAAAAAATACGTCAAAGAACATTTTGCAACTAAAAATACTGTCGAAATTGCTGAATTTTTACAGGTTCCTACTAGGGAAGTTAGTAAGTACGCCAGTAATTCTCGTCTCAAAAAGTCTTCTAAATCATTATATCAAAAAAAATCGATCTGTCAAGCAAGTTCGGAATTAATTTTGCAAAATTATCACGATTGCGACTTGAACTGGCTTTCCGAACAAACGGGACAGTCTGTACATGCCATACAGGAATGGGCAAGAAAGCGGGGATTAAAAAGAACCGTGAATTTGAACAGGAAAGGAGATTTGTCTGCATTATTTTCTGAAACACTAGAATCATATTATTGGTTAGGATTTATAGCTGCTGATGGGTATGTTTATAAGAACGGACACTTTATGATTTCTCAATCAGTTAAAGATAAAAGTCTTATATTTAAACTTTCAAAATATCTTAAAACATCTGTATATAAATACATATCTAAAAAAGGCGGGTATAGAAAAAATGATTCTACTACCTACAGAATTAATATCTGCGATAAAAATTTAGGAATAAAACTTCGTGAAATGTTTAATATCCAAAATGATTCTCCAAAAACATACACTGGCATATCTTTAGATTTTATCAAAAACTCAAAACAGGCAGCAGCATTTTTATGCGGATTCATTGATGGCGATGGGTCTTTAAATAAATCAAAATGTTATAAAATAGAATGTCATAAATCTTGGTTTACAACATTGTCTATATTAATGAATAAGTGCCCGAAAAAATTTCATGACTTCGACTTGTCTATAAAAAAATGCAAGTCTAAAAAATCTGCTTATGCTGTATTAAGACTTCGCATTAAAAGTTCTACCATGATACGGAAATTTGCTAAAAAATTTAAACTACCATGTTCTAGTAGAAAATTTGATTTATCTAAAACTAATTACCAGCCAATCCAAACTTCGCTAGGGCATTTCCTAACTGTGTAGCCTTTTTCTTCAAAATGTTCAAGGATTGTTTTAATATGTTTAGAGTCAACAATATGCAATTCTCTTGTCCACCAGTTGCTGTAACCTTTTTCTGTTCTTGCGTTTATTTCGTTTACGAAATAATCTACAATGCATTGTTTAGTTTTTTCATTTATTTCCGAGGCAGTTGCTATTTTATTTTCAACATTACCGATTTTGTGCAGATTAACACGAATTAATTCATCTTCTTTGCACCAACGCATAAACCATGCATCATTAGAAACAAAGCTAAATTTTTCCGTGGATGAATCCCACTCCTTAACTATTCCAATATCCCCTTTACGTTTATGCTCGCCAATAAATTGCACAGTATCACCAACACAAATGGTTTTCGCGGAAACTGTCTCTACCTCTGGTTGATCTTGAGTTGCCCAAATCGCTTTCAGTGTTCGCTCTGCGATCTTCTGCGACTCGGTCGGCTCTTTGGCAGGCTCAGACTCGACGGGTTTGCAGTCCCTTTTATGCACCCACCATGATTTATCCGCATTTCCGCAAACAAGCACAGCCTCGCCAAGTACATCAAAGACGTTTACTTGAACCCAAACCTTATCGCCAACTTTAAAATTGTTCATTTTTTTCCTTTGTATATTCTCCAATAAATTCTAAATCAAATACTGAATCCCTGAATAGTTCTAATATGGCTTTTTCTTTTTGTTTTGGGGTTGTATCATGCGAATCGTTTATATTCATAGCGTTACTGGTTAGATCCGTAGATATGTAAGTCCTATAATCGGATAGAGATAGAGAAGCCAAGGCACGAACACCGTTTGAACGCAACACACGACCAAGTTTTTTGCTATCTGATTTAATAGTATTCATTAAAGTGGGTGGGCTAGCAATACAAAGCAAATCTTTTTTCGCCACTTTTGATGCAGCCATACAAAACCCCAAGCAGCACATATAGCCTTCATCATTTAAAAGTGCAGTAATGCCTGCTCCAGTCGCTTTACTAGAAAAGCCGCCGGTTCTCCATTTTGATCTATCAATTACTACCTTGATTTTCCGTTTCATCTTCAATTTTTCCTTTCAGTAGTAGGTTATTCAAGTTTCCCGCGAGATATTGTTTGTCGTAATATTTATACTTGCCATTGGGGTCAGTTACTTTGTAAAGTCCAGATTTAGTCAATTTAATATCAAAAATTCCAAAGTTTGTATATACACTAATCGGATTTAAAATATCATATGAAATTCCGCCGGTAACTTTATTGGTAGTAATAGATTGTATAAACTCAAGAAGTTTTTTATTTTCCGCTTCGTTTATGTAATCATAAATACAATCCCCGACAGCATCTGTAATTTTATCAAGTAATGCCTCGGCGTTATAATCGGCAGATTTAGAAGTAACGCACAGCTCGATCTCAAAATTATCGTCTACAATTTTCTTTTTCATTTTTCTCTCCTGCCTTGATTATAGCACAGGAGAGAGTTTTGTCAAGTGAGTTCTGGAAATAATTACCAACTACGACATGCCCAATAGCGGGCCTTCCATTTAGGGCCGGGATTATCGCAATTATGTCTGGCCCTAAATGCTTTACGCCTTTCTGGTATATGTTTTTTTATAGATCTCTCTGGATCGCCGAACCGGACAATAACAACATTACCGCTTTCGTTTTTAGTATAAACAGCAAATTTCTTTGGGCCGTTTGAAGTTCTAAAAGGTTTATTCAAAGTTACTTTACGCCCCTGATATTCAGCGGCCATAGCTTCTTCGTTTAATTCCTCAGAAATTTCTTCTTCGTTTTCATACCACTCATTTAAATCCTCCATGCAAGTTCCGGGGATATAAAAAGTGTCACCGTCTTTTGTTGTGTGCGTAAATATACTGTTCAGGCCGATCTTTTTTGCCATATCAAAAGCGGTTTGTTCTTCTCTAAAGAAAAACTCAGTCACCGATGCTTTTGCTCTTGACTGGGCCTTTTTCCATGCTTTAGGATCTGGCCTATCTTTTTCGCCGGGCTTAGCGGGTTTATAGTTTTTACCTTCTCTTTCTTTCTTCTTTCTGATGTTCTCCCAAAGGGAAGCTACACTTACTTCCTCTTCTTCGTCGTCTTTGTCAAATTCTTCAGGTGTTACATACTCGTATTCATATGGAACGAAAAATTCATAATCAACTTCTTCGGTAGTTCCGAGCATTGCTTCGCTATAAGAATCATCCAGCCTGCATAAAATATCTTTTTTTGTCATTTTCTACTCATAAAATAATGTGCGTTTTTGGTCTATACCGCAATAATGAGTAAACGCCTTAACTTCTCCACTATTGCTTTCGGTGATATTATCGAAAAATTCATGTTTTAAGTGCGGCATTGCCATTTCAATGATACATTCATCGTTTGGAAAATGCCCGTACAATGATTCATACCCACAAATAATGCTCACAGGCAAGCTAAGCAAGGTTTCATGTATTACTTTAGCGGCTTTTTTATTGATTACAAACATCGCCGAGTTAATTTTGTGATAAAGCTTTACTTCGTCACCAAACATAAACTCGTAAAAGTCATACTTTTTCTTACTGAATTCGTCAAAGGCATGATAGTGTAGAGGTAAAAAATTGTCATAGACTATAGCTATCTCGGGCCGCTCGGAATCGTTAGCATATAATTCCAGCGGGTCTACTTTATATGCTAGCTCCTTGTTTATTACTACATCAGAATCTATCCATAGCATTTTATCATATTTATTATTAGTAGCAAAGGCTATTATTACATCAAGCTTTAACCAAGTTCCGTGCTCCCATAGATAGTCTGAACGATCATTAGAGAATTGATCTTTTTTTATTTCTATATCAACACCTAAAAAGTCGGCATATTCTTTGTAGTCTGCATACAATTCATTCCTGCGGGAATATTCTTTATCGTATGGATATAATCCCGTCAGGACATGCCCGGAAACAATTAGATTTTTTGACATCTTTTAATTCCGCCACGGCATTTATTACAAAAACAAATGAGCTTATCTATAATAAGCCCGAATGCAATTGTAATCATTAGTATTATCGTTTCTATCGAGAATCCACATATGCAAGCAATCATTTTTATCACCAAAAATTTGTAATAGGCTTGCCTTTAGATAGAGCATATTGAACGGTATGATAAGTTCCGCCCGACTGTATTTCTTGATTCCATAAAGCAAATACTATCGTGCAATCGTCAACCATTGCTTCATCACGTTTAAAAAACGCATTATTAGAGTACGATTCACTAATATTTTTTATTACTTTAGCCCGCGAAAGAATATGATCGTATTCCTTACGGGATTCTTCCGGCCATTTATTCTGTTGCCCCGGAAAAGGAATATAGCACGCAATAGGTATATCTAAAAATAGAGCCTCTTGTGCTAACCAAGTATCCCAACCAATAGCCATTCCCGTAATAACAAGCGATGGCCCGTATGCAAATAAAGATTCCCGTAACTGTTTTTTCTTTTCTATAAGCCAAGGATGCTTGGCATCATAAAGACATGGGCAATTCGATGGTCTATGTCCAGTTCCTGCAATAATCATACGTCATATACCTTATTTTTACTAGAATTATTATTCATAGTAATATTATGCGGCCAGCTTTGCCCGTTACTGAAAGAGCAGAAACTAAAAACGCCCGTGGCAACTAATTTTTTCTCTCCACCCCAAGCCTCTACATGACATTCGACCAAAAACGACATTCTTTTTTTACCGAATCCGGTGGGGGTAACTGTTATTATGATATAATCCCCAAGCTTTGCTCCATGTAAAAACTTGACTTCGTCTACACCGACTGTTAAGGCAGAGTCGCATCCTGTGTTGTATAAATATTGACGGGCTAATTCTGCTGCGGCCCGATCCATTTTTAAAAGCATGGTGCCGCCGTGAACCATAGGACTGCCATCGCCCACTTTCATATAATTGCAGTCGCTAGGATAAACAGTAAAAGTTGTTTTATGTGTTTTCATTTTACCTCAATAGTTTAGCATCCAGAATTTTTCTACGGGCCACAAATCTTCGGGTTTTCTGTCTGATGGATCTATTATATCGCCGTTAATCTTCAATGTCCAGTGCTTTTGTTTGGAATTTTTCTGGTTTTTATGAAGCTGTAACCAAACCCCTTTGCCATCTTTTTTATAAGGTAAAAGGCCATGCTTAGTTAAAAGTGAGACGATTTCAGCTTCGGTAGTGATTCCGTCATGCCCGACAAGTTGTTCCGCTGATTCGATAGTAATATCAAATAGCATTGCTACTACGGTCTGGCCACAATTAGTCGGTTTGGTTTGTTTTAAGCGTTGCATAGATCTACGTCTTTGTATTTTATAAGTTTAAAATTATTGTTGGGCCAGTCCGTTGTTCCGTTTTTAGCTTTAAGTTTTTCATATTCTTCTAAAGCTTTTTCGAGTGTATCGAATTCTTGATCGTAATCATAGCTATCTACATTGAAGTGATCTAGGGCGTACCATTTGGTATATGAAAGTCTGTATTTGTATTTATTCATTATTTCTTTCAGTAATTTTTTGTAGAGCCTGTAGCTCCTTGAGCGTAAAAGCTAATGTATTTGCCCTATCTCTTTCTTCAAGAAAAGAAATATCTAGTTCACCGAGTCTATCTGCGGCTTCTTTTATGCATGATGTAGCAACCCCGTCTTCACAGTGTATGTCTTCGGCTAGTATTTTTAGTGCATCTATTAATACTAAAGTATCTGTTTTCTTGAAATTAATTTCAGACTGATTTACACTATCTTTATTTTTATATACATCTAATGTCATTTTAGTTATATCTCCTTCGATAGATAACCTTGGAACGATTCTTACGGATCGCCCGAACCTATTATAACAATTCTCATGGAGCACCATTATTGCTCTTTTTGTTACTTCTACCCACCCGTCTTTTCTGTATTTAGTTAAAAAATCAACATTAGTTGAATTCAAAAATACGTCATTTTTTAGCGGCGGGTCTAAAAAAAAGTCATTTAAATAGCTTTCAAGTTTTTTGTCGTCTTGAAAAATTTCTTGTAATAATTTTGTTTTATTCATCATTATATATCCCTAGGGATACTTCCGCCCATTCTTTGGTAGTTATTTGTTTTACATTTTTATTTTCAGCGTGTCTTAATTTTTTATATCCACAACCCCACCCCTTTTCGCTCAGGCCACAAGCCGTACAGACTAGGTACGGAGGCAGGCTATCGCCACATGACGTAGCCGCTGGAACGTAAGGACGCTCGCGAATAGCACTCAGAGGATGCGGGCACTCTTTGATTGTTTTGTTTATGAGTTCTCTCTTTTCTATTAGCAACGCATCTATTTTGGTTTGTAGGCGTTCTAGTTCTATACTAATTAAGTAGGGTTTCATATTTCACCTAAATTCAAAAAATAATTTGCCAAAAAACATACTGATAAACATCATTATCGGTGCGAAAATTAATGATACAATTGCCAGTATTGGATTGGCAAGCAAATTTCCAATTCCCCAAAGGAATAGTAAAAACGAAATAAGTCCCGGTAATAAAAACAAAGATATTTTTATAAGAAAGCTAAACAAATCAACGGTATCTTTTAGTGTTTCAAGTAAAAATTGTTTATTCATTTTACATCAATTCCGGGTTTTCATAAATATTGCCGATAATTTCCCAATTCTTTCCGGGTGAGCGTCCGTAATAATACTCTACCGCAGGTAACTTACCATCTGATTGAATTTTAGGATCGTTAAAAACTAATTTACCGTCTTCAAAGTACCCTATTCTCAAAAGATTCCATCCTAAAACGCTGGCGTAATTTTTATCATTGAAATCGACCAAAGCCACTTCATCGTCGTAGACTGACTGTACGATATCGCCTTCGTAAATCTCTTTGCCGTTTTTATCTTTGAGGCCGGTATATTGTTGTATTACAAAATTATCATGACTCTCATTAAATAAATTAGGAAGAGGAAAATATTTATTTAAAATAATATCATTGACATCAAACCATTTTTGCTTGTTGAAATTTGGGTTATCAGATTTGCCCTTACACCAAACTCTAAACTTAAATTCTCTCATATCATCCTCACTTCAACAATACTGTCATTAAACATCTCTATAGCGGCCACAGACTTTTTTGATTTTTTGGGCGAAACTTTCCACCCGCCAGCTATTGGCTCAATAAATTTTCCAAAACCAATTTTTTCCGGGTTCTTAAAAAGCTTTATTGGTAATTCTACTTGCAGATTTCCCCAAGATGGACAAACATAAATAAGTCCACCAGTCGGAACTCCAGAAAATTTTCTATCATCAATAGAACATACATTGCTTCTAGAAACACCGCAAAAGTTTTCTCCATTATACAATTCTACTATCGGAAACACGCCTTCGTATCTAAAAGTAAATGATAGAGGACTGCCTTGCGAAAGTTCGCTTATGCAAAAAGCCCGAAGTGAATTATTTGCTAAATTAATCATTTTCGTCTCCACGATATCTCTCTTTTCCTGTTCCATCACACCCACCGCATTTTGGTGAGCCGGTGTTGTCGTACCTGCCCGATCCATTGCAAGCAGAGCATGGCCTTTGTTTCCAGCCCTTGATGTGTTTTTCGTAGCGTATTTTACGCTCTTGTTTTCTGGTGTGGAAATCGCTCATGATTTAACTAAGCATATCCCTCACTTCCATTAAAGCAAATCCCAAAAGATTTTCTCCCGTCCAGTTATCGGGATTTTGATTGCGTTGGTCTGTAATTCCAAGCCCGATGCCCCATATTTTATCATACGGACTAGCTTCCACAAGCACTTTGTTGCCCGTAGAGAGCAAAAATTCTTTAAGTTTTGCATGTGCCGAGAATTTAAATAGATTTCCGTCAACAACCACCCTATATTTTACTTTATTCCATATTCTGTCGTCATATTTTTTGACTGCCCTTCCTAACGTTTTTGCTTGTCTTGGACATTTAGATTTTAAAATTTTATCGAGTATTTCACAATCACCAAAGATGCTTGCCTTAAACCACATCATATAGTGTTCTGCCGTAGCAACACCTGCAAATGGTGCGTCATACCACTGACTTAAACATGATTTGTTGATAGAACCATCTTTAGGCGGAGTGTGACCGTAAAAGAACAGATACTCTACCGGCTCGCCCGAAGCGATTTTATTTTTTAGCCATTGTAGATTGTATTTCATTCATCATCTCCGATTCTAATCCGGGCTTGTTTCCAAGCAAAAGGATGTGTTAGGCTTCTAAATCTGTAGCCATTTAAATAAGAAACCTCGTCTGTGCCGACTAATTGATGTAGTTTGTTTTTATGCCATATTTGGTGATCGTAATCTCTAAATTCAACTGCTTTACCTATGTCATGCATGGTTGGCTCGCGATATCTAGTTTCCTGAACTGCCACCTGCGATAAATCTGGTTCAAATCTGGCCACAACAACATCAACACCTTCTAAGACTTCAACAGCTAGCCTATGCAAACAATCGGGTTCATGATTTACTTGAGTAGATTGCTTGTCGAATCCACGTTTGTAATAGTTACCATACTCTGTGAGACAGTATTTACAGTAATCGCGTGCATATCCATCTTCAGCTAAAAAACTACCGTATACTAATTCATTTAAAATAGAATTAATCTTATGCTGACGACTATTAGTTTCCATATTTTTCTTTCTAAAAAAATAACCATTTAATAACCGCCCACAAAACTGCACCATAAAATACAATGCATATAAAAAATCTAATCATTGGATCAAAATCGGGAGGTTTATAAGGATAATAAATCAGCGTCATAGCGGGTTTCTGGCTTTTCTAGCTTTTCTATTTTTTTAATTATTTCTTTTCTAGCTTGTTCTTGATTGAAGACATTTAACATAGTCATGCCACCCATAGAAAATAGCAATATAAAGGTTGCAAATTTAATGTCATCAGTGGTTGCTTGCGTCATTTTTTCCTTCCAATTTTTCTATCCTGCGAGTAAGATTGCTAGGCCAGTTTGAATTTGGTTTACTCATTATTTCGTAATAACTCCCAGCGTGTCATTGGATCTTCACAATAAACTAATCCGTACCTGTTAGTAGTTTTACATACAAACAAATAATTATAATTACTTTTAGCGTGTTTCTCCATAGATTTTAAAGATTCGCACACATCGCAGATATCGCCTTCCAATAAAGGAATAATAAATTCTATATTTTCAATATCTTTTACTACAACACCCTTATGCGAAAAAATTTCTGATTCTATAAAAATAATTTTTAAATTATTAATTAGCATTTTTTTTATTCTTAATAAAATGATTTTTGATAATTCTATCTGCTTCTTGATCCCAGCGATCTATAAGCTCTTTATTGGCCTCAATAAAATCGCGACATTCTTTTAGTTCTAGCTCCGATAAACAAATATTTTCACCGAAAGATGCAATTCTATAAAACCCTCTATCAGTAACATTTGGCTTACCCGTAATACCCGCACACAACATAGCCAAATCATCAATTCTAACTTTGATATGTACAATTTCTATGTCGTAAAGCTCAGGATTGATTGACTTTGACCCCGGACAGTCATAGTACATCGTTCCGAACCGTTCTTCTATTGTTATAGTGCAATTGTGGCGAGATTCAATATAATTTTTGACAATTTCCGCAAGTTCCAAAGTATTGCAAACGTGAGGAATAATGCTGATTTTATCGGGCGAAGTTAGTCTATACATACTTTTATGAAATCCTTCATTAATAAAAACTTTCCACCTTTGGACTAATCCAAATCGTACAATCGCCTTCCTTTTTTCTCCATCCATGCTTAACCAGAAAAGTCTCTTGTTCTTTTAGGTCTTTCTCGACTTCGTTTATTAATGCTTTTATGTTAACGTCTGGATGCATATTTAAACCTTTAATTTGAGAAATTTACTAATCTTTCCTTCGAACAATACGTCGAACTTATCGTCATACTTATCAACGAAACTTTCGCTGATCATTATTTTTGTAGTAGGCGTTAGTTCATAATACTTTTCTGCAATTGCTTTTTGTAAAAACTCTTTTGCTTTTTCTAAAGAGCTTACAAAAAAGATATCTGTAAAATCTTTATCGTTACGGTCGTTAGACCAGTTATAGTTTTCTTCTATTTCGTAGATAATATAGAATTTCATTCTGTACCTCCGTCAAGTAAAACAGTTACTTTGTTGTGGCTATACTTGCCCACTGAAACTTTGCGATTGAGAGTGACCGAGCCATCTACAATATATATATAATGTTGTGATGCGTCATGAGAGGTCGAAGGCAATAAAACAGAATAGCGAATTACTTTGCGACCGTCTGATAAAATTCCTACTTCTTCGCCACCTTGAGACAAAGAGTTTATATTGTAATCTTTATGCCTTTTCAAATTTGCTTCATGATAAGAAGAAATATCAGGCTGATTACAGCCAATCGAGGAGGATATTATGGAAAACCCAGTGATAATAAGGCACCAGCCCAACAATGTCCATATTAACAAATTCGCACAATGACGCATTATTTTTTGCTCCTTATAGTATTATGCACTTTAAATACCCCGCAATGTTTGCACGTTGACTCTTGCCGCCACCTGTCAATCTTTTCTTTTTCTTGCTCCGCTAAAACCCCTAGTTGTTCCGGCTCGTCCAGCAACGCATAAGGCAGTTCAGCGTGTCGGATTGCTCCGTGGGTAGCCGGGCCGTAGTAAAATGAAAAACTATTTTCTTTTAAATGGACGGCAGAATACAAGATTCCACTATTATCATTCATCAAATTAGCAAATTTGCTTGCTAGCGATGTGCATTCATCTAATAGTTCGCGGGCTGTTTTAATTTTTTCAGTTGTATTCACTATTTAATCCTTATTAATTCATCGAATTCTTTTGTCATTCTGTATATCTTACAGCTTTCTAAAGCCGCCAGCCCCCTTCTTAGAGCATCTACTTCTGGCCCTTGACGATTCGAAAGAAAACATTCAATTGCAAGAATTTTATATAATTCCAGCGGTGAAATGTACGTTTCCTTAATTACATTTGTCCAATGAGGACTCAATGCTGAAATTAGTACAAATTCTTGTTCAGAATATTCACACAAACTTCTTGATGGGAACATTTATACTCCTAGCTTATAAAAACTTTTAATCCATAATAACATCTATTGTTGCTACAAGTAATCTTTCTACCAAAATAACTTGCCAACTCTTTTAGTACAACAACGGGATCTGCACCGTCAATCGGCCACTTTAGTTCGTCTGCGAACTCAAGATATGATTGTGTTTGGTGTTCATGAAATAGAATTATTGCTGCAAACCCCTTTTTATATACGCGCTCGTCTACTATAAATCTAACTATCTTACCACTCTTTAAATTCCAACTATTGACTATATTAATAATCGTTTGAGTTTCTGGAAGTAGCTGCTTTTGTGCAAAGCAAACTTTAGGAGCGAGTAATGCGGCCCCAATTATTTTAATCGCGTTTCTTCTTTGTATCATACTGTCACTGCTCCTACGTCTATTTTATCATGCGGGTTGTAGTTTGTCAACAAAACATCTTTCCATTCCCACTCAAAAATCGAAAATTTTCCGTCCTTGTCAAGAATTTCAATTTGCGGAAGTTCTTTTTCTTCTCTTTCGATAAGTTTCTTTGCGGCCTCCATATGATTTTCGTAAATATGGCAATCTGCTAGTGTTCCAACTAGCTCTCCGGGTTTTAAGCCGGATTCTTTACATAAAAGCATTAGTAACAGCCCGTAAGAAGCTATATTTGCACCTACGCCGAGCAGTAGGTCGCAACTTCTTTGATGCCAAATCAAGTTCAATTTATCGCCGTATACAACAATGTTCCACGCCCAATGACAAGGCGGAAGTGCGGCCATATGCATTTGATTCGGATTCCATGCTGAACATACCATTCTGCGATCATAAGGACTAGACTTGAGTTTATCAACTATAGACTTAAATTGGTTGAATCCATCCGGAAGACCAGTTTCGTCAGAACATAAATCATTGAAACTTTGCCCGTAATCATATGTTTTCCCAAAGTTAACCCATTGATAGCCATAAATAGGGCCGAGATCAGTTAGCTCTTTTTGTGCTTCTTTTTTACGATTATTCCATTCTGCTTCAAGTGTTTTTCTTGGAGTTGCTTCGTCATATTTAAACTCTTGAACATATTTATGCTGATTTACTAATTTGGGGTTTGCCCACTCGTCCCAAAATTTGCATCCACGCTCCTGAAACCATCGCTTGTCAGTCACGCCCTTTATGAATCCCTCAAGTTCTACACGAATACTCTTCCAAGGCATTTTACGAAGCGTTGTAAGCGGGAAGCCCGCACTCATATCGTGGCGAAAGATTTCGCAGAATGTTCCAACGGTTCCATTTTCTACGGGTATAACATTGCCTGCGGCATCATATCGAGTTGCTTGCTTGGCTACGCCATTATTTACTACGTTTTTAATAATCTCTAAATAGTTCATTTTGTTATTCCTTATTTTCTTTCCATGTGAATTTATCGCTTCTAAGAAGTCCGAAGCATCACCAAATCTCCATCCGGCTGCTTCAAGAGCTTTTTTTGTTTCATTTTTCATGTTTAGCCTTTAGCTCTGCTAGTAATTTGAGTTCTTTTTGTTTAATAAATTCTTGATCTTTTATCATTTGTTTATTTCTAGCTTCTATTTCTTTAGCTTTTTTTTCCTGCTTGATTTTTTCTGCTAAATTTATAGATTCCTTTCTAATGTTAGCCATTTTATTTTCATGTTCTTCGTCCTGACACCACATAAATTCGTCTTCGTCCCAATACTTACGGGACTCAATAATGTAAATTTCATATTCACCCTTGGGGTATTCTGCTCTAAAGCAGGCAATAGCTTTAATTAAGCCTTCTTCATCGTCTAAATCAAACTCTTCGTGATTGTGATATGCACTTTTTTTCCAATGGCAATAACCAGAAGTATCCCAATACCCCTGTTCTTTACAATGCATTGTAAGTAAATATTTAGTTTTCATTATTCGTTCCTTTCATAGTACCATTTCGGGACATTATCAACAACATAACCAAAGTCTTTTAGTATTTGTTTTTGCTGTTCCATAGAAATCTTTTCATAACACCCAACAGTTGATTCCATACAATAAGCAAATGAACTAGGAATCTCTGGTTCGCACCCATGTTTATCAATAAAGTCGTTTAATTCATCATCAGATAAACCCTCTGGTTTTTCCCACTCCCATCCGTCAGGACAATGGCCCTTTTCGTCAAAAAATTTAATCGGAGCTAGGCACCAACAATTTTCTTTTTCGCGATCTGGAATCGCATACCAACCTTCACCCCAAATGTAAGGGTGTGTATTATTTACACTATCGTCTGTTTGTGTTACTATACTATGCTCGTCCAAAAAATAATTTTGACGCATTTTTTCTATAGTAGTTTTAAGATAAAACGCTGCGGCCTCTAAGGAATTCGCAACACAAACCACAGAGTCCATACTGTCTTCCAGATCAGTTACTACAATTACTTTTTTATTTATTATCATGATATAATGTACCTTTTTACAGATAGACCTTCCAACCGAACCGTCGATATTAGCTTGAAATTGTGTGGAACATAAAAAAACTTATCACACGGGCTATTATCATTTATTCTTGATAAATAGATATTGTTAACAATACGATGTCTTAGGGCCATATCGTAAATAGACTCGCCACCTATGATAAACCCGCTTGGATCATTTTTTATTGCAGTCATAAATTTATAATAATCTGCATAAGTGTATACATCCTTACGCTTCGTGCGAGACAAAACATAATTGCATCTGCCTTTTAATTGCCCACCTAAACTATCATAGGTTTTACCGCCCATGTAAACATTGTTACCATAGGTCATAAGTTTAAAGAACTGCATATCGTTTTTGTTATGCCACGGAATCGAGCCGTTGAAGCCAATGCCGTTATGATTATTAATTGCTACTATTATATTCACTTACCTAAACTCCATCTTTTTTATTTTTTCTATAAGACTATCAATTACAGCCTCTTTTGAAATTTTCAATGGATGTTCTTTAGCTACATTTGAACTATAAACACCACTAAGAAGCCCATGCATAATAGGATTGTAGCGATCTGCAATTTCTTCAATTCTGTAATTTTCCGGATGATCCCAGTCGTAAATATCTTCTCCGAATTCTTTCACAAGTGTATCAAAATCTGAATTTTCTGCATCTTTATAATAAACTTTCCAATCATAACCAAACGGATCGTTTATGTTTTTTCTTTTTGATAGATAAAATCCGCGATAACGTATTCCGGAGTTATTAGCTTCAAAACAATAAATTTCTTCTTCAAGATCCGAAATTTGGTGTCTTATTTCAAAATTCATCATTATCTCCTAATGGAATCCAAACATAGTCAAAATATTCATCTGGATTAAAGTTCAGAAATTCTCTCGTCACGAGGATGATCAGAATCAAAAATAATTTTAGGATCTACATTATATCTTTCGCGAATCATATCAATGATTTTGCTATTAGTTGATGGGAATCCATACATTTCATAATTTATAAAATCTGGATCGCAACGCCCAATGACTTTTTCATATCCAAAAAATCCTCCGAATTTCTTTGAGAAATAATAAGAGTTTCGCCAGTTTTGAGTGTGAGTTACTCCAATATCAGCCAGCATCGCTTTGAATAAAAAATCTTTTTCTTTATCTGTTAACGCAACCATTGTTTTCCTCCAATTTTTTTATAAAGTTATCAACTATTTTATCTGCACGCTCTTTGGTAATACCAAAATATTTTTCAAGTAGGTTAAACCAGCTATCGGGGCCGAACTTAGAATAATCGGGAGGATTTTCACCATTCCTAGTAAATTCATAAAAATTAAAAGATTTAAGAATATCTTGTAAATCTAAGATATTATCTGTAATAATTCTCCATTTATCTTTTCCTGTTATCAGTCTCTTTGTGTTTATTCTCATTTGTTTCCTTTGTTTTGGTATATCCTTTAGTGAGTAAAAATTCTCGCGTCAGCATATAATATTCCCGTGAGAAATTAAACCATCCATTTTTCCATCTTCGACGCATGAGGCATTGCTAAAAATAGTATTACTTCCTGCGGGCCTGAAAACTCCACTATTTTTAATCCACTTATAATTATGTATATGCCCGAATAGCGAAGCCTTAATGTTTAATTTATCAATTCGCTTTCTTAAATTAGAGCAGCCACAGTTTTCAATGCTTCCGTCAATATTAATTGTATAATCAAGAATTCCTTGCGGCGGGCCGTGTGTAACAAGAATATCCGTGTCGTCCGGTATCAAATCCCAAACCTCGTTGATCTTGCCACGCTTGCGGTTCCAAGCCCATCCATGCCCGTATGAGGGGGTATATGGACTCCCCCAAATCTTTAATCCCTCAACCACAATAGAATCATTCATTAAATATAAAATTCCTCTGTTTTTTATTTCTTCCACACTGTACAGCCCTCTTTCGATTGCCAAGTCGTGGTTTCCGCCAACAAAAATCTTGTGCTTTATGGGTAATATAGCATACCATTCGAAAAACGCAAGCACTTCATGGAAATTTATTGCGGGATTTCCGTTTGAGCTACAGTCACCGCTGAATATAACACAATCTACTTGCGGTACTTTTAGTTGTAGGTGTAGGTTGTGAGTATCGCTAATATGCCAAATTTTCATTGTTTTTCAGTAAATTCAAGTATACTGTCCAGTATAAGTACATCTTTTGAATAGTTATCGCTAAGCGTTTTTTGTAAATCTAAAATATTTATAGATATATGTCTAGATAATATTTCTATAGAAAATAAATATAATGCATGTTTATTTGAGTTACTATCTTTAAGTGATACATCATTCGTATTATGCAATAAATCACATAATTTTACAAAAGGTGCGTATTTTTCGGAACGTATACTATTAATAAAATGATAATAGTTTTCTTCCTTCTTTCTGGTTAAAGCATCTATTGTAGTAGCAATGTCAAGCCTAAATGCATTATATACATCGTCAATTGTTAGAGAAGTATCCTCTACTGTATCATGCAGTAGTGCAGAAATTACAATTATCAAGTATTCTTCTATAAACTTTTTGGCATCAATACAATAATCGTTAGCAATCATTGCTACAGGTAAAACATGCCCGAAAAAATAATCCTTACCGTCTCTACGTTTTTGTCCTTTGTGAGCTTCTTTCGAAAGAAAATAGGCTTGTCTTATAAGTTTACTCTCTATAAATATATAGAATCTGTCATAAATTTTTTCTATTTCTTCTGTAAATGCGGTTCCACTCATATAATAAGGAGTTCCGAATGCAGGGCATAATTTATGCATTTCTTTTCTTTGACATCCACGGCAAACTTCTTCTTCGTCAGTAGTAATCTCGTTCATTATTTATCTCTGTAATATATTTAACGATTTTATTGTAGTCCATGTCATACCAACCCGATGTGGATGCTCCATTAAGTTCCAAGATATAAGGAAAGCATTTGTAATAACAAATATCGAGAACGTAAAATGTATCGGGAAAATGTTTTATTTTTGATGCTAGCTCAGTAAAATCATTTTTTATGTTTACTTTTACTGGATTATTTATAACATAAGGAACATAATCAATTATGGTATTTCCGTGCATTAACAATCTATATTCTATGTTTATATCTTTAGCCGAATCAATAACAATAAGATCATTATCATTAATATTTGAGTCTGGAAGACTTTTGATTATGTCAAGTTCTTTAGTAAAATATTTGTAGCCTAGTGTTGTGCCGGTGAATATTTTTTTACCGCTATTGGGCCTGATAAAAAATCTATTAGATGCTGTGGCTGATTTAATAGTATCTACGGCATAAGGTCTATATAATTTATGCCACGGCATAATAATATAACTCTGATTCAACATATCGTTATCGATATCTTTAGTATACTCGCTATAAGTATAATTACTTAGTGTGGTAGTATACAAGTTAGTGTACTCTCCGTACATTAAATTAAATTGATTCACAAACTCGATAGAGCCGCGAACAAATATATCGGCATTGGCCGTAACACCGTCTTCGATATAGGCACTGTCCGTCAAAGTATACTTAGCTTTATTAAGTTTTAGTGCTTCAATCAATCTATCAGTTTCACCGCCCGAGAACTGACAATTTTTTTGAATTATAAATTCCATGACTAATCTAGGTATCCGTACATTTTAATTCTTATAAAATTTTCAACATCTAGAAAAATACATCTAGATACTGTATATTCGCACCGACGCAATAGGTCAACCATGCTCATAGCAGCACCGCGATTCAATGAATGCACAACAAAATGTTGAACGTTCTGCGGGTTATCAACTATATACCTAACAACCTGCATTCCCGTATTAAACTCTTCCGAGTCTTGATATGTAGTACCGCCAAGATCATGATCTAGGAATACATAATCCCAATCTTCTGTCGGAAGTAAGTCAATACACTGCTGGGCCGTTTCGCACGTAACCGCCATTGGGAGCAAGCTCTTGAATTTTTTAGTTCTTAGCGGGCAATCATCTAAAAATAATATATTCATTTCTTGTCTTTCGCGTATCCGTCTCTAACCATTATAGTTGAAATATTGTCTTCTTCGCCGTCTCCGTCAACATCTTTGTAGACTTTCGCCAAAAATCTTGACATGTTTACTGAATCACCAATAGTTCCGTTATAAGGAATTTCTAAAACTATATTATCGCCGGGTTTAAGTAGTGTTTCCAAATGTTTCTTGGATTCTAAACCACGCTTCTTTTCTGCGGGATCTTTAGTTTTAACTTCTGGTGCCCAACAATCCAATAATCTAATGTTAGACTTAATGGTAAATTCTACTGTAATAGTGTCTCCGTCATAAACAGACTTAACCTTAGCCGGAAGTACGACAACAAAATCTCTTTTTTTATCCTGCTTTTCCTGCGGGGTCGCCGTAAAAGCATACCCGACAACTATAGAAGATAAAATAGTAACAATTAATACTAACCTAAACAACATAGCTTGTCTCCAATCATATCTTTATATTTGTGATACATACTTTTTGTGGTGAAAATCTTATCGATGTCGGGCATCGCGTCAAGACCCTTACTGAAAATTCCATGAGTAATAAATAAGTAAAGCATAAACGAAAAATTCTTTCTATTGTGTATATTATAGTTGAGACCGCAGCTACACTTAACACTTTTGGGAAAAATTATGGCTAAAAATCAAATTTTGTGGGCAAATGAAGAAATTGATATTTTAACTGAAAAATATCCGAATTTATCCAACAGAGAACTTTCTAAAATTTTAGGAAGAACTGTGGGGTCAATTAAGGGAAAAGCAATAAAATTAGGTTTGAAAAAATCTTATAGCATAAACCATAATAAACTAAAAATATTACTTGATAATAGCAATAAATCTAATTATTGGCTTGGATTTATTATGTCTGATGGTTATATATCAAGTGGAGGTGAATTAAAAATAAGTTTAAATATTAAAGATATAGATCATTTATCTACGTTTTGTAATTATGTTAAAGCTAATATTAATGTATCTACAAAACATACTGTTTGCTTTAATTATTATAAGCGAGGACATATTTGTGCAATGTCTTGTAAAGATTCTATATATGGTAAATTAATACGTGAAAAATTTAATATTATTGATAAAAAAACATATAATCCAATATCTATTGACTATTTGGCAGAAAAAAATGCTTTTATATCTTTTTTATGTGGGTTAATAGATGGAGACGGATGTTTTTGTAAGGGTAGTAGCGGTAAATTTTCTTTTATAAGGATTCAGTGTCATAGTTCTTGGTTTTCTGTTTATCAAATAATTTGCAGTCGTTTATTGTCATACGAAATATTATCTAAAGTGAGTATTGATACTCAGGGATATTGTAGATTCATAATTAATAAAAGTAATTCTATTTTATTATATAATATAATTAAATTTTTAAATATTCCATATTTATCCAGAAAATGGAATTTATTAGATATCTAGAGCGATTAGTCTGCCATTGGATTTATGTATATATCTTAAATAGTAAGGCAGGCTTTTAGTAGTATAGATATTTTCAAAATTTTCTAATAGATTATCTATTCCAGAACTAAATATTGCGTGAGAAACAAATATATCAACTTTTACAGAATTAGATTTTTCTTTTAATTTTTTGCACAAATTAATATGCGTTCTAAAACCATCTCCTATATCATCCACTAAAAGGCATAATGCATTTCCAAGATCAATATCTGGAACTTTTGGCATTGACAACTTTCCGGTCGCTGGATCACGATCCTTAGAACATGGAATCATTGGGATTTCTAATTCCGCTGCCCATTTAGCAGCTTTCTCAACAGCACCTTTATCCGGAGCAATAACATATTTATATTTGTTTTTAAATTTAACAGCATATTCCCACTGTTTTTTTATTTCCAAATTTAAATTCTGTTCTTTACATAGTTTTTCAAATGCATTAGAGTGAGGATCAATAGCATTAATCTTATGCCGGTATGGGGCTAATATATTGCTCAGCATTTTAACAACAACTTCTAAGCTAAAAGGCTGTTGATCGTTAGTAAATCTATCCTGACGGGCATGAGGAAAATATGGAATATTTAACTCAATACAATTAAATTTTACCTTACTGTCAAAGTAATGCAGCAAATTAGCTATTTGAAATATTTCGGAATCGTCTTCATATTGCCATTCAATTTTAATAATATCATTTTCTTTCGGGCCTGTATACTTAAAAAATGTCTCGCCCGCAGGAAACTTCATAAACTCTACACCGTCGCATATAATCATTTTTTACCTCCAAATAAACCAAAAATACTAAAGTTATTACAATTCATTATAACATTCGGGTTGGATGTGTCAAGTGCTTGTCCACGCATTGGACGGAAAAAGTTTATTTCTTCCGCATCCCACGGTCTAGTTTTAGATTTCCAAGGTAGCCCGCCAAACCATCGCATGTCCTCTTTCGAGAAGTTGACGTAAGGATCGCCCAAGACTTCACTCATGACATGTCCGGGCTGTTTAATGTGACCACCGCCATTCACAAGCCAGTGGCCGATCTCATGCACAAGTGCCAAAATCATCTGATCTGGATTAACCCATTTATATGCTGCGGAAGCAAAAATTCTTCGACCATTTTGCCACATAGGAACATTTTTACCACGGTTTAAATTAGTAAGAATTATTTCAAGCCTAGCATTTTTTGAAACCTGAATAAATTCAACGTTCCAGTATCTTTGTATTTTTTCGAATGCGGGCCTAATACTAACCACAGACCATGTCGCATGGCTAGTATTTTTTTCGTGAGCAAAATTCCAGTTTATTCTCATTTGGTAAATCTCATTATGACTCCATAAATTTAGGCACTTGACGCTTAGTATAAACACACATGAATTTACCGTTTTTCATGTAAACTTTTTCATTTCTATAGTAGTTACGATAAGCAGTTACCGGGCAGTCGTTTTTATACTGATCGGGCATTGCTTGGGCAAATTCTAGCCCGGAGGGTGAAGCCGGAATAGTTTCAATGTACTCTCGGGCCACCGGAAGTATTCTAGCAGAAGCGTGCTCTTTGCCAAATCTAAAAACAAATTCTTTTGCAAGATATTCTGCAAGTTCTAAGACCCAAACAAAGTTATCGCGATTTGTCGTACATTTAATAGTACAAGGATGCTTCACGTAGGCTTGTTTGTACACGTTAATGTCTTTATCGGGATTGTTGATTCGGACAGCGGTAGAGAGCATTTGAGCGGCCTCTAAAATCATTTTGCGTACATGAACATCGTTATGGTAAACTGCCGCAGCACCGGGATGTTCGTCTAAAACAAAAACATTCATAATTACTCCTGTGTTAATTATTTTTATCTACGTCATCCATTCTGGCACTAATACAATCACATAAATGTAAAAGCCATGCTAAGCGACTATTAGGAGAAACAGGACTGCCCCACTCTCTCAAGCCATGATGAGCTAAAATTGCATGTAACACTTCATCATTTTCATCTTTGAATCCATGATCTTTAGCGGCTTGGCTCCATAAGATTCCGGATCGGCTGATATGATGTATGTTTCGCTTGTGTGGCGTTTCTACCCAACCTTCTGCCTTGCCATGATCATAAGGCGGATCATATAAAATATGCCCCGAATATGTATAATCCCACATTTTCCCTGAATCATGAAAGAGTGCTGCAAGAAACAATTTGCGATCACAAACTGCTTTGTTGAGAGATTTGAAATATTCATTATTTTGGAGGCATAATTCAACAACTTCAAAAGTGTGTTTTTGTAAGCCTTCATCTCCGTAATGATGATGAACTGGCTTTGCAGAACCTGAGCAAATTGCAAACCTTTTATCATTTAAAACGACATTTGCAATCTTTGAGACTTTTAGTGATTTGGCTATTTTTTTAAGGGCGGCAATGTTATTCATATGTATTTTTTCCTTCTATAAAACCGTTTTCGCTAGAAAACATATAATGTAAACCTATATCTTCAAGAAATCTCTTGCAATATTGGCAGGGTTCACTATATCTCAAGTTTCCCCATCTGTCAAGTCGAATGTTTAACAAAATACAATCTTCTAGGCCGTACTTCCAATTAGATACGGCATGTATTTCAGAGTGGATACTACTAAATCTATGTCCATATTTTGCCGCAAGAGGATGTGTTTTATACTGATGGTTAATACCTACGGAAACGATGCGGCTTTTTCTAACTAAAAAAGAAAAATGCTTGCATCTAAATTGTGCAAGCGTAATATTCTCTCGGGCCTCTTTTATACATCTTTGCAGTATTTTGTTTTTCAACATATTATTCATGAAACCCCAGCGGGTCTAAACGAATCTGGTCTTCCGCTCGTTGTTCGTTAAAATATCTGTCGATTTGTTTTTGCCAAGGCTTGTTTATTTCATCTAGATAATCAGCAATTATTCTGAGGTCATCAGAGCTTAAAAAGCCCCTACTTGGTTCGGGCCAGTAGCAATAAAATCCATCATCGCCCGCGATTACTTCTTTACGTTCTTGAATAATATCAATTAGCTTTTTCTTTTTTTCTTCTCTAAAATCCATACAAGTCGTATCCTTCTTCTGACAATTTTATGAAAGCATAACAATCAGATAGATTTCCGGCAAAAACTTCTGCGTTAAATAGTCTACAATAGACAATATAAAGAAGATCGTCAGATACACTTTTTTTTATGTAAAATTCTTTATTCATATTTTAAACTTTTAAATTATTGTGAGTTTTTATACTAACGATCATTTGGGTCATAAAAATCAGCCAGCTTTAGACAAACAATTTCTTCTTCTAGACTGGCAACTTCATTACGCAGATAGTCTATAGTATCGTTAAGACCATTAATTTTATTTTCTAGAGATTCCATATATGAAATAATTTTGCTTGAATGTTGCGGGTCAATATTTTGTAATAATAGTTTAAGTTCTTGAGAAGTTTTCATTAGAAGTTCCTTATTCAATTTTATTCATGTAATTCATGTCCTTCTTCACAGTCTATTTCGATTTCAGTTGTAGTTATAAAATTTTTCCATTTTTTTAAGAAATGCATACGAGATATGGCAGTATCTTTATTATAAAATGTATATACTACACCGTTTTTAGATATCACAAGATATAATTTAGTTTTAATTCTAGGCTTATCTTCTATAAGATCACGACTATTATTGTGATCAGGGCCGTAGTAATAACCGTTTTCGTCCCACGTTTCAATATGCCATTCTTTTTCGTCTTCAGAATAAATTGCTCCATGCACCGGATGTATACCACCGCCACCTATAGTATAAAGCCGGACTCTGGAGCCTGAACGAGTTTGATATTTTTTATCTAAGCTAATCATTTTATATTAATTTATACCTTTCTAAAACTTGTCCGATTTCACGCATTGCCTGTTCCGTAATTGTACTTTCTTTGTAGCACTTGTCAAGCGTTCCGTAGTGAGTTTCTAAACAACTTAATAATAAAGACTTAATTTTTTGCTCGTCGGGCTTGTGCTGTAGTTTAGACGAAGCATATAAAGCATTTAGCTGCAACTCTTTTTCGCCGAACCACCTTAGAATCTCTTCCTTCGGGACTTCGCCCCTGCGGATACGCTTCAAATGTTCATTATGCCTGCGTAAATCTAATGTTCCTTCGGTAAGAATCATTTCGCATTCGTAGGCAAGTCTAACCAAATGGCTTGCGTATTTTACATCGAATCCATGCTTCTCTATAAGCTCGGCACGTTTACCCTCGGGATTTTTTAGCTCCATCTTATGTAGCTGACTGTGAGCGTAACCTAAAAATTTATGAAAGCATCCTTTGTGTAAAAAGATATCTCTATTATCGCGAACCATTTTTCCGACTTGCGTGCTATGAAGCACGCATTCGTATGGAGTATATAAAGTATCAATCATGTTTGGATTATTTTCCATGCACAACTGAAAATACTTTACGATAGAATAAATTGTAATATCGTAAGTTCTTCCTTTATTAGCTAAAGCCGTAGCATCATGCATTCCGTGCTGCTGAAACTGTTCAAATCTCTGGATTTGTCTACCGAATCCGAAAATTTCGCCACGAAGATGCGGAAAAACATCCTCTTTCGGAGGAATGCACCAACCGTATACATCATAATCGGAAGAATCCGAAGACATTCCGTATGCAATAGAACCTGTTACGGTTTCATACATAATGTTGTCGGACAACCATTTAGGCGGCGAAATTAAATTTTTAGATTTAAGATATTGAACAGTATTCATTAGCTTTCCTGACTTTCTACATCAACATCGCCCGTATCAAGTTGTTTAGTTTCATGTGCTAAAAATACGGGAGATTTGGCCTTATAAAAATTCGGCATCATTCCTTCGGTGCGGACGATTACGCCTTCATCGCAAGGAGAATTCTTCGCAAGTTTTACGCACTGCAAAAGCCCGAGATCTTTAGCATAGCATACATCCATATACTTGTCAACATCAAAGTCAGACTTTTTTCCTCTCCATACTTCGGGAGTATAAGAAAGCCCGGTAACTTGGCAAAATTCTTTAACGGCATCCCAAGACAAATCAACGGATACACCATCAGGATTGACCACTGAAACTCTATAGATATAGAGCTTATGTTGGCCCGGCTCGCATTCATAAGAATAGTTCTTTTGAATTTCTGAATCGCCAATATATCCTACTATTTCTCCGTATAGTACATAATTCTTAGGAATTAGATGCTTGATTTCATCAAGGACTTCATTCCAAATATCCTTCTTATAGTAATGTTGAAAATTAGTATCTGCCTTAGTATCTTTGATTACTCGACGGGAAGCCGCAAAATAATCATAAGTCTTATCGTTAATGTTAAAACCAAGACGCTTCAAAACTCGCTCAAAAAATCCAAGCTTGCGTCGGCAAATTTGGTGTGCAAATCTTCCGCTGGTTCCGTGAATTTTTTGAGCGACAACAATATCACAGTCTTCTGCGATAAGATGTTCATTTTTCAAGTAGTGCGAAGTATCAATATGTTCCGGCAAAAGCTTGGTATCAATTCGCGGGCCTTCCTTAAGTTTAGGATTCTTTTGGTTAGCACCGTTCTTTTGGAAAGTTTTGATTACATACTTAGTACATACTTCAACTCCATTAATATGAGTAAAAGTATCTCCTTCTTTCAGTAGATTGGTATCCACGCCATCAAAACAAGCCAAAGAATCCAGAGGCATAAGTAGTGCCGAAGATACATGCTTTCTAAGCTTGACAGCACGAATGCGGCGATTATCTTCGATATAACCGGTCTTTTCCGTATCGGAATTTTTAGTTCCGTCGCGATACAAATTGTTGTACTTACAATACGCATCAGCAAGCTGGGTTTCCGCCGTAAACAAAACCGCCAAACCACCCACGCTAGTATCCTTTGAAACAAGCGAGGAAAATCCAAAGAATTGTACACCCTTAAGATTATCCAGACCCGGAAGATCTACCAATGCATGAACACGTACAATTGTAGCACAATAATTTTCGTTTTGAACTTCAAGCTTCATAATAACCTCAAAAAATATTGCGGGCACTGGAATCGAACCAGTAGCTTCGGCTTATGAGACCGACGAGTTGCCTTTACTCTAGCCCGCAGAATATAGAAACAAAAAAAAGCACGCAGGGCTGGATTTGAACCAGCAGCGGTTCGCTTCAAAGGCGAATGCTCTACCAATTGAGCTACCTGCGAATATGCGACTATTATAGCACGCTTTTACGGGCTGTCAAGTCATTCAAACAAAAGATCGGCAGTATTTTCAAGAATTCTTGTGAGTTGCGGAGACAAACTGAATCTGTTAGCGTTGATTTCTATAGATTTTCGAATGTTTCCATCGCTATGTCGTTCGCTAGCGGCCTTCCAGTCGCAAAGCATTTCTAGAATATCGATTAAATTCATATCATTAACGCCGTCCTTATGATGTTCGGGATGATGCCTATTATTAGCGTAATGATGATCTAAAGCGGGCTTAATTGCTTGTAAGTACCCCTTATACTCATCACTGCCATAAGTACATGTCGCAAGCTTAGGAGTATATTTAGTAAAATATTCTACCTCTGGCGAAACAAGTTTTGATTGGTCATGTTTAGCTCCCCTCATTAAAATTTCAATAGTACATACTGTTAGTAAATTTCTTACTCTTTCAATATGTCTAAAAGTATCATTATTACAAGCTTTTTGGGCTTCCGTTAAATTTTCCATAGTTTATTCTACCTTTGTTATAAGTTCAATTATAAAACTAATTGTTATACCGATTACTGCGATAACTAAACACTGGCCACCAGCTTCTATAATATCGATGAAAATCATAAGTTATTAACTCCTTACTAGATCTAGTGATCTATCATTAATGTTTGCTATTGCGAATGTTTTTTACAGGATGCCCACCATTGGTTTTATCTTGCCAATTCATTTATTTTCCTGTTGATATATTCTTCAAGCTCATTAGCGATTTTTATATAAGATTCTCTTAAAGAATGAAACTTTTCATCTTCAATATGACCAAAAGCTGAATAGCATCTAAAACAATAATCAAAACCCTCGTCGCTAATTTTATCTTGAATGTATTTAAACTGTTCTAGTAAATCTTTATTCATGATTAAGTGTTGTCTATCGTTTCTGCTACTGAAACTGTAAGAAAGAAAAACCCGACTGCATAAACAACCCATCCGACATAGTATAAAATTTCCGCACCTTTAAATGGGTTATTGCCAAGCCAGTTTATTAGCATTGGCCATGCTGAAAATAAAGTTACAATCTGTAATGCATTAAAAAATCTCATATAATTCCTATTTATGAAAAAGTAAAACAAATAATTAATATAAAAACGCTTAAAACTATTAGCCATTCCATATTGATACTAAAATAAATTAAAGAAATAAAAAATATCACTCTTCGTTTTCGTTTACCGGCTCTAGATTCCAGCCGATAGGGGCAACGTATTCATAATTATTGCCCGTAAAATCTAAAACATATAAGTTTCCTGCTTTTCCAGAAAAAACTTTTGGGGTATTTTCGTAATTTTTAACCGTTACAATTTTATCTACGGCTCCATCAGGCCGCACCAATCTAACGCGATGCTCTTTTAATTGAGGAAGTATTTCAAATTTCTCTGTTTTCTCTGTTTTTTTCTCGTTATAAAATGTAACACCGAGAAAAATAAGTCTCCCTAATGCCATTGCTGGAAGAATATAGTTTAAAGGAAATGCGTCATCATGTATCTTTTTCAAGCGGTTGTCATATTCTGCACTCATTTATTGGCTCCTTATTGTTACGATTAGATTTCTACGGAACTCTGGCATCGGTTTTAACAATTAATTGAAGCAGGATGGATTCGAACCACCGTCATTCGCCTCAACCGGCGACGTTCTACCACTGAACTACTGCTTCTCCATGATATTTTGCTTCCGATAGATTGACGGAAGTTATCCTAATGTCACGACGCTAGCTTCGTGGTATATATCTCGTACTAGGAATGGACGAGTTGATTCTAACATTTATGTCTGCGGTTCTATATGTAAAATATCGTATTCGCTGATTCTAAGCCATCAACTACGCCTTGTACATAGTTCAAATGACTGTCGTGGATAACTTCCATATCAACACCTTTTCTGGTCTTTCTCAGTCGTTCTTTTGCCTTAGCGATATCAGTCTCCAATCTTTCCGTATCAATGATGCGCTCAGCGATCATGTCTTTGCCACGAAGCGAATTATTAATATACTGCAAAAGCATATCTCCATAACCTTCATCGTGCTTGATTTCTACAATAGTTTTTTTAAGTGCCATAATTACCTCAAAATATTTTTTAAAAAGACCGGGCAGGATTGGCTACCTGCTTGCGGCGGCTGGGATGCGTTCGTTTGCCCAATTTTCTGCCGAGTCTCTACGGTTGCCCGCTTCTCTGGCCGATGCCGCTTGTTTCAAATCGTGGTTATCGCCACGCCGCCGATTCAGTTTCGCTATTCACTAGGAAATGCTGCGATGCGTTCGCCAAGAATCCGACTATACTGCTCCATTACGGAGTGTTGCCTATTTAATCGCCCCTGCTCGTCCGATGGTAAAGTATTGAAAACTTCAGTGCGTACGAATGCATCGAGCTTTGCCAGTTTCTCGTCCAACTCTCTTTTTTCTTGAATCACTCGTTCTTGATGTGGTTTCATAATAAAGCTCCTACTCCGCCTAAAAATAAAACAAACCGAAGTGACGGAAACGACGGTTTATTATGGTTAATGTCGGGATTGGATTCGAACCAACTAAAATGAATGCTTTCACGCTTTCACGATTTCCGATGTGTCCTCCCGACTTTTCCAATTATAACACAGGCGAAGCCTGTGTCAAGAGTTTTCTAAAAAGGAACCTGAGAATCTTCCGGGGTTTCTGCCGATGCGGAAGCAGGAGCTTCTACAGCATCATTTCCCGAAAAATATGGACTCAAAACATTCCTATCAAAATCATTAGCTTGCTGGGCTAAATCTGCCGGAAGATAAGTTAATGTAAAGGCGGGATTGTAATACTTTACGCTACCCTTCTTTTGCTGCGGGCCTTTTTCACAACTAATGAGAGAGTCATAAACTTTAATAAGCTTATTCTTCTCTAAGAGATCGCTCCATTCTTTTAGTCCGCCCTTGTCTAACTGTAAACAGCATGGCTCCATAACTCCGTTTACTTCTGCAAGCATATAAACGTTGACAGTAAAATTCCCGCCAGCATTCTTAACTTCTTCCTTGATATCCTTGTAAAGTCCCGTTGCGATATCTTTACCTTTAGTTTTAACTGCAAGTTCTTCGGTTAATGTTTTTACAACATTTGACCAAATACGGCTACTTGCAGCATCACACCAGCCAGTAATTGTAGATCTTGTGTCTAAAAGGACAAACTTAAGTTTATCCATTGTTACATTTTCTGTTCCATTCCAGTATGAAAAACTGCCGGTGTTTCCTTTAAAACTAAGCCAATACTTTACGGGGCTTTTTCCGCCCGATTTTCTTTGTGTTGTTCTACTCATTTTAACCTTTCTTAAAATCCGCTACTACCAAAACCATTACTGCCACGTACAGTAACATCTAATTCTTGTGCCTCGATAAAAGTAGCATCTTCGTATCTTTGTATAACTCCTTGAACTATTTTATCACCAACATTAACCTGCCAGTCTTTGTCGGTAGAAAGCAATACACCAATTTCTCCGCGATAAGATGGATCTATAACTCCCGCTAAAACGTCCGACCAATATTTATTGCTATTTCCAGACCTTGGCCATAGAAATAATCCATAGCCTGATGGAATAGAAAGAGCGATGCCAGTTTTAATCAATCTAGTTTCGCCCGCAGGAATAAAAACCGATTCAACAGAAAATAAGTCATAGCCAACGCTTCCGCTTCCGAAATCTGTTTTATCGTTTTTTTCGGGCTTTCGGGCAAGTGTATTAAGTTTTTTATATTGTATAATCATATTATTTTCCTAACATTCTTCTCATGCATCTATCGCATTTAAAAAATTCTGTATTATGTATTGGGTCTGTTTTTACTTTATTGTTACATACAGAGCAGACTACTTCGATTTTTTGATACTTAGGTCTATTTCTCGGGGTAAGAGCAATTTTTGGCGTAGTTTGTGCTTCTGCTCCTAACTCACCTAACTCCCCTGTGTCTTTCCAAGTATTTCCGCTCCATTTAACAGGCCCGGATTTTTGTGAAATATTATTTGTAATAGTTACAGTCTGAGTTTCAACTTGCTCTGTTTTTTTTCTTCTAACTTTTTTTGCTGGCTGTTTAGTCTCAGTTGCCTCAGGTTCTCCAAGTAACTGATTAGCCATTGCTACAAGTTCGGGATCATTTAGCAGTAAGCCTTTACGCAATAATTCTTTAGCTATTTCTTTCATATTTTTTACTATTAGATATTTGATTTATTAGATCTGCTATTTTTTTTATGTTTTCTATACGTTTTTCCACGCTTGTCAATCTAGCCTTAGAAACCAAAGCAAGCTTAAACAGTTTCAGAGCAAGCGGGTTTTGCTTAACTGCCGCATTGTATTTTAGCTCCCACTTGGTATATTTATCACCGTAATTTTCAATTTCTTTGGAAGAAATGAACAAAATTGACGATTCGGCAAAATCTAAAACTGACTTTTCTTTATTATAAAGCGATTGCAATCCGTCTATATATTTATATAGTAGTATGCAATCTATTGCTAAATCTTCCGAGCTAGAAGACCTTAGTTCCTCGGGCGATTTATTTAAAATATGATCCACTCTACTCTTGTCAACAGGTAATGGAAGAAAAAAATCATTAATCCATTTATCTATATTATCAAGAAATACTTCATAACTATCTTTCATTGATTTTAGCCATCCATTCTTCTTCCGATTCGTTATGGTTTAAATACACAATCGTTATATCATTTAATTCACACCACTCTTTTTTCTTTCTATCTCGGGCTTGAGCCTTATAGAAATCTAGCTTATTTTTATGAAAGAATCTTATGTGTTTATCATGCTGTTCTCCATTGACCTCTACTATAAGGTTTCGGGATGGAATGAAAAAATCAGCATACAGTAAAGATCCTCCGGTGCTAGTTTTTGTGCCGGGCAAAGTTACTTCTTCATGTATAATATCAAAAGGGAATATATTTGTGAGTATTTCTCTTGCTTTTAAATGTAGCTTTGATCTATTCTGATCATTTTTGCCAGCAGATGTTTTTGTGTGAAAAGTTAATTTATGTTCTTTTCCGTCTAGTCCTAAAAGTTTCATGATGTAAGCATTTCGAAAATATCGTGTTGTAGCATTTCAAGTACGGTCGGATTTTCATTAAGAAAGTTATATACCTTTTCTTGACCTTGAAACTTACATGCTTTGTCAATATCTGCACCGGGTAAAATCTTTTTGAATTCCTCGGGCTTTGACTTTAAGAAGTCTAGAGTGTACCATGCACCGGCCTTTGAAATTAACGATAGTTCCTCGCCAAGTATAAGCAGTTCTTGAGCACTGTCAATGCCTTCGCCGTAACGAATCCATGATTGGCACTCGACACCTGTAGCACCCTTAGAGCTATAATATATTTTCCAGTTTACAGCTTGCCCGACCTGCTTTTCCTTATGTTCCCACGGAGATATAGATTTTACTTCCATTCTAGTATCTGCTTGGTATTGTATTTTTACACCAGAATCAGCCATTTTGCTCGGGCCATAACCGCTAGTATTAGTAATAAGGTGCGTAATCATGCACATTGTAATCTTATTATTTGGCACGATCTGGCCAGCCTTTTTAACAAAGTTTGATAATATTTTTGGTAGTCCCGGTCTAGCCATGCCCGTTACATCTTCTTCTAGTTCTCTAGATGGTATTAGTGAAGATACTGAGTCAATAATACATAAAGCTCCCTCATTTTCTTTTGCGGAAATAAGTTGTAACGCAGTATCTAAAAATACTTCGGCAGATAGAGGTTTATCTTCCGCAGTAATAATCTGCATCTTTTCTGGATCTAGCCCGCGAACATCAAAATTCATTTCGCTAAGTCTACCTTCTGCATTAATATAAATAACAGGACGACCCTCTTTTTGGCAATTGAATGCTAATTGCATAGCAGTGGTTGTATTATGTGTAACATTAAAACTATCGGTTAAATATAAACCGTCTTGATCAATTTCTATGCATTGGCAATATTTATCTCCAACTACTGTAATTAAATTGATAGTCTTGTAGTTTTCTGCCGGGCATGGTAAATTATTTTCCTTTAAGGCATGTAGCATTACACCGCAGTTATTAATTGTTAATCTCTGCCTGCTGTCTTTTCTATCATTTATATAGGTTGGGTATCCTAATGATCTAGAAACTTCCGCTATATCGCGTAGTAATTGAGTGTTTGCCGATTCTACTTCGTAATATCCAGACGGATGAAGATAACCATTAGATCCTAAGAACCCCCTAAGTAGTTCGTTTCTATCATGGAATGAGTTATATTTATAAAGATCCGGAACTCTAAAGCAGCTACGTGTTATGATTTTTTTATTGGGAAAAGATTTTAAATAATTTTGAACTACATAATTTAGATAACTGTTATTATCAGTGCTTAAGATTCTGCCCTCCGAATCTAAAGTACAGTTGTACTTAGATATCTTAGTCTTGAATTCTTCGGTTATATGGGGCTTTGTATTTTTTATATAAAGATTTTGATTTACATCTACATATCCATCTGCTAATATAACACCTAGCACAAAAGGGTCTATAACAGTTTCTCTCGGGCTAAAGTCACAATGACTATATTTTATCTTCCATTTGTCTCGATCTGGATAGCTTACTTTAGATAATAGTTCCTCAGTAGTTTTAAGTAAAACCGATGAATTAGCTTTATTAACATATACTGGCCATAAATGATGCCCGTCACATTCTACGCTAGTTCCATCACTAAAAAGCACTTTATAAATCTTTCTTACGCCTTGAGGATATATAGCTCTGACTGTACATCTTTTACCGTCAACTCCACAAATTTCATCTCCAACCGAAAGAGATTCAAATGTTACAGGCCCGGAAGGAGTGTATACAACAGAATCCATCGGCTGTGCTTTGCCCGACTTAGGTGCGCCCGAAAGCATTAACCAACTGCCCTCTCTAATACCGCCTTTTAAAGCAAGATCTATTGAAGGGCTAATTGAAATTGTCTTATGGTCTTTTCTTTGGCTTAATAGCTCATTACCTTTAATAATGATATTTCCGTGCTTCTTTTTTATTTCTTTTAAAATAGAATCTAAATTCTTATCGCTCATGTATTCCTCAATTTGTCTATTAATGTTGTTTTTGCTTTTGGTTTAGGAATCTCAAAATTAGTATCTGGAACCTGCTGTTGTTTTTCTTCTTCTATATTTTTCTTTGGAGCAGAGTTTTTCTTATCCAAAATCCATTTAGTTTTAGATATTCCGTCTTTTATAAATTTTACGGGATTATAATGCCCGAGAGAATATATGTTCTTATTAAAATTGATATATTCTAAAACAGCATCAACTCCATACTCGTTGATTAATTTATTTGCCGTTACAACTTGGCCTTGGTAGATATTTTTTTCTTCTTTATTCCAAAACTTGAAGGATGGATCTCCTGTCTGTTTCTTCTTGAAATTGCGTAAGCAAACAATTTCAGCAATATACTGTGCAGCACTACATGGCTCTCCTGTTGTCGGCGAGCAATACGGCTTTTTTTCTGTCCTTTTCTTGTTCATCTATAAAAAACATGTCCTCTAAATTTTCAAGTGTTAGCAATCTTGTTTCTTGTAGCGGCTCAAGTTCATTCTCGGGCCAGCAGAACTTTTTAACATCTATTTTATTAGTAACTGGATTATAGACTCCTGCGACTAATTTTTTATAAGAAATGCTATTTCCATTTCCAGAATCAATTTCTATGTCCTTAATGCATCCACGCTTAATAAATAACCCATCTAATCCTTCTTTATTCTCAAGAAGAACCATTTCTGGTGCTCCAAACATAAGATTTTTTACCCTCGTTGGATAAAGTTTTGTTTCTCTGCAATATTTTATTAAGCGATGCCAAGGGGCTTCTTCGTATCTATCATAGTCAGAATATATAACAGTTCCATCATTTAAAGTAACTGTCCATAACATTTCTAGTTTTCTGATTAAATCTTTTATGTAGCTATCAAATTTAAAAGTTAAATCAACCATCTTTTCTAAAAGTATGAATAAAACTGTTATCCTTAGGTTTATTGTTTCTTTGTTTGCGTTTTTCATCCATGTACATAGATGCAGACTCAGTCATAACTACTACATTATAACCTTCTCTTTTAGCAAGCAGATTATTTACAATAAAAGCATTAGGATCTTTAGGATCTACGGACTTAGTTTCTTTTACAGGCTCTTTAGGGCCATTGAGAAATCTATCTACGGCTTCTACTCTTCGACCTAGTTTTTTCGCTATAAATTCTAAGCCCTTGTCCTTATTTTTATTTATATATTCTTTTTCTTTGTTTGTCAAAGGCCCGACCGCCATTTTTTTCTTTGTCATTTTTATCCTCTATACATCCTATTTGCAGTATTATAATGTGCTCTATTTTTAGTTTTTAGATATTTAAAGTAGCTTTCGAATACATCTTTGCTTACTCTAACAAATTTACAGACAGAACTATTTCTTTTTAGAACATCAATTCCGTATGGGTCGTAAAGATTGCCACGGGTAAGCCAAACAAAGTAGTAGCTAATCTTTCCAGTCTCTAGTATTTTAGCTAAACAATCGCCGTTTTCGACAACATTTCCGCCTTTTCCGTAGAAAATTTCAACATCATCTTTTTCAATCCACTGATCTTCAATCTTCATAACTGATCTTGCTTAAAGCCTCCGTAAGTTTTTTGATACAATCTTCTAAATTAAAACCATTAACACCGAATATAGCACTTTTTGTTATTCCTCTGTCTCTTAGCTCGCTCTCGGTGAGTTTGTTAGGATCTAAAGATCCATCATGTAGAAGAGGAAAAATATCAATAGTAAAATTGATTTGGGCATAGTAAGGACATTCTTTATCTCTCACGGCATTTCTCCCGTAACAATATATTTTTCTTTTTGTTCGGGAGTCATTTTAGCTATTTTATTGCGCCTTATATTACTTTCTCGCTTTTGAATAGATTCTTGTACTTTATCTTCACGCATTTTGTCTTCGCGTTCGTAAGCCCCCATTTTTTTCCAGTTGCTATCGGCTAATTGGCCGATAGTTTTTATGTCTTTGACTTGACATGCAGGAGCGGTAAGTATAACTACACGCATTGTTTTTTTGTTACAATGGTAGCAGTTTCTTTCCTCGGGCTTTACAGATATCGATTCAAAAATCTCTTCTTGATAGTTACATTTTTTGCATTCGTAAATTCTTACGGGCATTTTATCCTCATTGTTTATAAGCTTGTCTAGCGTTTCTGATAATAGTTTTGACAATTCCACTTCTTACGATATCATCTTCTGTAAAATATACAAAAGATACACCTTCATCCTTACCCTCAGAGTATTTTTGTTCATCATGAAACCTTTTTCCGCCAGATTTCCTATTATCGATTTGCATTAAATCTCCTTCAAGCACACATTTGGTATTTTTTCCAATACGTGTTGCAAACATCATTATTTGTTCATATGTGGCATTTTGAAATTCAGTAAGAATCATAAAAGCGTCATCAAGAGTTTCACCACGCATAGTTTCTAATGGATATATTTCTATGGTTTCATCGGTTAGCATTTTTTTGTATATTTCGGCACCAAGAAAATACTCAAGTTTACTTAAAATTGGATTCATAAAAGGCATTAGTTTTTCTTTTATAGATCCCGGAAGATAACCAGAGTCACCGCATTGTTGTGTTGATCTAGATATTACTATCTTAGATATTTTTTTATTCAATAGATGCTCACAGGCAACACCAGCAGCAACATAAGTTTTTCCAGTTCCGGCAGGCCCGTCACATATTACTAATTCATCTTTATTAAGACATTTGATTAAATCTGATTGTCTATGGGTTTTAGCCTCAATTAAAGACTCTTGAACATTATCTCTACGTCTTTGTGTTCGTACAGGTTTTTTTCTTGACATTAGTATCTTTCTGTAAAAAGTAAGAGTGTTGGGCTATTTGCCGGTGTAAAATACGTTACGAAATCGTTAAAACCACTAAATGTCATTTCGTATTCAACTAGATCTCCGGAAGTAGATCCGCCAGATATATTAAATGACTGTATGACATTTTTCTCTCCGCAATCTATTATAAATAGATCATCACTTGTATTTGTGTAGTTTCTAGTTTTGAATGCTAATCTTATTTTGTATTTCTTAACAGTTCCGCTAGTAAATTCTGGCGTATTCAAAAAATTTATATTGGCTCCTTTTCGGGCTGTAAATCTTATTGAAGTTCTAATTGGAATAGGAATATATAATGTAGTCCATAAATTAGTTCCAACAGAGCTTCCTTTCCAAACGCCTTCGTCTAATATATCTCCGTATTCTATTGCAGCCTCTGTCGATATTTCTGTGATTCCTAAAACTTCTATTCCGTCAAAAAAAGTATTGGTGTCTGTTATAGAATTTAGTATTTCCGGCAAGACAGTGTATGATCTGTCTATGTCTCGCGGGCGTATCAGTGTCCGTATTTTGTTTCCTGAATATTGTTCACCCAATGTTACCTGAGTTTTTTGGTAACCACCTTGATTTTCGAAATTTTCTACAGATTTTCCTTGAAAAGAAAGGCTTTCTAGAACTTTTTCTTTGGTTACAGCATAACTTATTGAATTTAATAAACATCTTTTGTAAACTGACTTATGCAATTTTCTGCTACTCTGCAAGATTGATCCGTCATCAGTTTGATATAAAATAGATAAGTCAAACTCTTTTATGTCTTTAGATGCATTTCCAGTGATTGCTGTACCGAAATTTTTAATAAAAAAAGCATCTTTACTATTTATAGGTTTAGTATTATCTTTAAAGAATATATGATGCAAAAAAGGCCCGACGCATTCTTTAGGACTTATAGATGGGTCTGAGTAATTTCCAATAACTCTTTCTAGGCTTAAGCTTATATTAAAGCTGTTGTTATACAAAACATCTTTAGGTTGGGATCTGCCGTAATCAAATACTGTAGTTGTATCCCAAGAATTATCTACCCCAATAGATTGTACTCCGTTGAGGTAGGATGTTTCGTTTTCGTCAAGGCGTGTAAACAAACACCCCTGACACGCATAGAATATTCTATTCATTAATTAAGCCTTGTAATTTCACAAGATCCGCCAGAGCAAGCCACAGCAGCATAATCAGAAACATCTTTATACGAAGGTTTGTTTAGAACAGTTTCTAGAGATATTTCCTTCATTTGTCTGTTTATTGATTCCCATTTATGAAATAAGTGAACATCTTTTAGACAATATATCATCTTTCTAATATCGTTCTTGAAGTAATTTTTAGCAAACTGTTTTGCCCGTCTAATCCAGTCTTTCTTAAGCAATACTTGCTCTCTAGTTCCAGTAACAGGAATACTTTTATCTAAAAGGCAGTCGCAGGCATTCCATAGATTGTTATTGAAATAATGTAATCCATCAACAATAAGCCCGGAAGCAAACATAGATCCCTTACCATATGCTGACGCTATTTCTTCAAAAGTCATCACGCTTGTAAATGGTGCTTGATTAAAGTCTTTATCGCCATAATCAGATATAAATGATACTGCCGTAAAATCTTTTCTATTATTCCAGATATAATCTGTTATGGACTTGCTATCGTCAATAATTACAGTACAGCTACAATTATGATTAGTAAGATTACATATTCCTAGTTCTCTGTTAGTTCCGGGAACGATCCAATTATTTTGAACTAGCTTGATTAGTTCTAAGTGCTTTACACCTTTCATGTCCTTTTTGAACAATCCATTTTCAGGATTAACGATTGGCACGAAAACAACATAATCAGTATTATTTTTAGACCACACAGATTCTTCTAAAAGAAACGGCATTTCCTGTTCTAGAAATTTTGCAGTATCGGAATTTTTGTTTAACTGCATTATTCTAAAGTGCATTAAAGAATGAGCAGGGTGAATTCCGGACTCAGTCATTAAAACTACAGAGTTATGAGAAACTACCCCATTTTTTAATTGATAACTGTTTGTATTTGCAACCTGAATATCGCCAGTAATCGATAGTTTTAACGACTTAGTTATTTTTTTTATTCGCACTTGTTCTTCCTTTTTTAAAGCTTGGGTTTTCTTTTAAGAAATCATTGAAATTTAATTCTTTTTGTTGTTTTTTAGTATATTTATACGATTTTAACCCATCGTTATACCAAATAAATCCAGAATTTTTTTTACCGCCAATTTTACCTCTTTTTCTTTGTTCTTCTATTCTTTGTTCTTCCGGCATATTGTTTTTTTCAAAATATTTTTTACTAAATCTGCCGTTTAGTCCGCCCTTTCTAGATATTTCTTTTCTGGTGTCAGGATTATAAAACGCACTTATTTTTTTCAATTTAAGAGTTTTGTGCTGAATACTTCTTATTTCTTTATTAAATATTGCTCTATTCAATAATCTATTCACTCTTGCTGCATTAATTCCGCCATTACTACATGCCTTAATCCTTTCTTTTTTGGATAAAGAAAAAATGCCAGTTTTATTTTTTAAACATAATAAACCAGTAATACTAGCTGATATAGCTTGTTTCTTATGATTTTCCTCGATTTGTTCATGAGTTAATGACCCATGAAAATTTGTATGCATGTTTAAATAATCATCTTTTTTAGTAGCAATTTTTAATAATTTATTTTCATAATCTAATGCACTACATCTGTTTTCAAATTCTTTTAAAATTTTGAATGAAAAATCTTCTTTTCCAAAAAGTTTTATGAGTTGTTTTACTTGTTTTGAGGATGTGAAATATGTCAACCAAAAAAGCTTCGAATCACACCCTTTTGAATATTTAACTCCTATATATTTCAGTCCTGTTGTTTTATTTTTTAAAAAATATACGTATGGCATGTTAAACCCTCCTTTATTTTACTAGGCTTAATATGATATACCCTAAAAGCTTATTATTTCATCATTTTCTTTTAGGTCTTTAACAAGTTTCCATCCTTTATCAGTTAATAATTTATGATTTTCGGTAAAAGAATAAACTTGACCGTCTTCAAACTCTACTTCATATGTTTCAGATAAACCGTTTATGTATAACAATTCTATACTTTGCTCATTATTATTTTTATCATAAACTTTTAAAGGTTTTTTCAAATTAAATGAAGTATCTGTAAAATTAATGGTTTCTGTATCAAAATTGGGATCGTCTAAGCAGTATTTAAAAATTTCTAATAATGTTAAATCACCAATGTTTGTTTTTATAATAGTATCGAATTTTGTACACGCATTTCCGCTCGGTTTCACACATGTAGTTCTAGCAGCTTGATTAATATCTATCTTAGCAGCTACTTTTTTATTTGTTTCTACAGCAACAGCAGCACCTTTGCGAAGCAACTCTTCGTTAAATAGTGCGGGATTATTCATCCAGCCAGTAATACTAACCCCAAGCAAAGCTTCTCTTCTGACTAGCTTTTCGGTTCTAGGAGATAGAAAAGGAAAATCAGTATATCCAGCCTGTAAAGTACCAAGTATGGCTGCGCCTTCACAAGCACGAAGAAATGATTCTTCAAGCGTTTTACCGTTTTCGGGCACGCATTTTTCAGCATTTATTTCATTTAGATTACAAGCCTGTATTCCAAATAGATGAATATTTTTTCTAGTCCATTCTTCTACTTGTTCGTAAGGTATATCTTGAAGTATATCATGTGTGTCTACGGGAGTAAAGCCGATTTCAAAACATCTAGCTGCCGTGATACCGTTTGCTATCAATGTTCTGTTGTTATTTTCTTCTAAGCAGTAAACGTCTTCTTTACCTAAATAGTTAATGCTTACAACTTTTTTATATCTTAGTACATCTTTGTAACCCTTGAGATTGTTAAGTATATCGTTAGCTTTATTTATTTTTGCTTTATGTAAAAATGCAATATCTTCTATAAATTTACAAGATTGCTTATATCCATTTATACATAATCTATATGATGCCTTACAATTATAATCCTGTAAGACTCTTTGTGAATTAGGAAGCTTTCTAGTTTCTTCCGGTAGTAAATCGTAGACAGATGCCAAAAATCCGATTTCTTGCAATATTAACGAAAGATCGTTTAGAAACTCCTTATTTGATTGAGTTATTCTTAAGGATATGCTCTTAGATGATTCTGTATAGTCTACATGGCCATCAGTAAAAAACATTCCGGCAACAAATCCAGCTTTAAAGTTTTTGCTTTTCTTGTAAAGCCAAGACAAATTATCTTTTTTTACTCCGAGTATATCTAAGTATTTCTTAAATCCTGTAGAAGCGAGTGTATATTTAGCAGAATTTCCAACTTGTGTTTGTAACTTAAATTTAATATCTGTAGATATTGGTTTTTTACCATCAGAATATAATTCTTTAGATTCTATTCTTCTGGACATACTTTCTTTAAATATTTGTTCTATGCTAGATTTAGTAAATTCCAAATCTTCATTTTCACCCTCTAAATCCTCCCATACGCTTATTCCGGCATCATCTTCGGTAATGTATCCGTCTCCTACACACATTCCAGATAAAAATCCGTCATGAAAATCTTCATCTTTTTTAGTTATTATATTTTCATCGCATGTAACTAATATATCATCGCCAATTTGAAGGCTTAAAAGTTCTTTCATACCCTGTTTAGTAGAAAATTTGTGATTTCCAGTCGCCTTAACTTTTCTACCGCAGGATAAAACAAGTTCGTAAATATCTACATTTTCACCTGTTTTTGCTACTTTACCAATTTTGTTATATTCAACACCTATATTTGAAAGATCTGTATCCCAAGACTCGTGAGTTCCTTCTGCTTTGCCCTTAACTCTTTTATCTTGAACTATATAAATATCTTCCGTATCTTGTTTTTCCATCATTTCTCCAAAAGTCATCCAACCCTTAGTTGTTAAAACTTTTGTGTCTATGGTAAAACATGGATTGAATACATCAAACCAAGTATTACAGAATACGAATCCTAGATCGTTTGCTCCATCATTAATAGCTACAATATCATCGAAAAATTTTCTTTGAGATACTTCGTTTTCATCACATTTCTGTCTATGAATTAATACGGAATTATTAGATCTACCACGCTGAGGATTTTCTGTTCTCCAATTGCCTGTCTTAGCAAACATCATTTCTTGGTCGTTTGGATCTAAGATCATAGACAAAGCAGACCGCCTAACACCGCCGCTAAGAACAGCATCGGATGAATGGCATAATATATCAAAAACAACTATAGGACGCAGCTTTGGGCCTTGTGTAAGCATCCAATGGTCTAATAACTTTTCTATCGATTCTAAAGAATTTTTTAAACCGTTAGGGCCGGGAGCTTTAAATCCACCGCTAATAAAAGCACCAGCCTCGCGTATTTGTGAATAATCAAATCTAATCTTGTATCCAGAATATTCAGGAAAAACTTGTCTATCGGTAAAATAAGAAGACATTAATACATCAACTGCATTTTTCCATCCTTCAATACTGTCGGGTATAACATATGTCTTTGTTCCTTTTTCTCTTTTTTGTATTTCAGGAAGCTGATTAACAAATGGAAGTAAAAGAGAAGCACCAACGCCGCAACCGCACAAACCTAAATAAAGAACATCTCCAAAATTTCTAGGACTAACAAAATGAAGCGTCGTGCAATTGTACATACGCATGTTATGTCTCATTATCTGGTCGTGTCTAAACTGTAGATTTCTTTGCGAGGCAAGAATAGTTCTTGACTTCATTAGTTCTAAAACTAAATCTAGCTCTTGTGAAAGATCAACGTTAGAATATTTCTTTTTGTGCCCGTTAACAATATCTTCGCAGGCTTCTTCCCAATTTTCATAACGATTAAGTTTTTTATTCCATTTAAAATAGTCACTATAAAGTTTCAAATCCGACAGAAACTTCTTGCCAAAATTCTTTTTTTCAGATGCCATTATTTTTTTATTTCAATTTTTATATTTTTGAGGTTAATAGTCACTTCAACATGATCAGTATATTCTTTCACATCAACTAAGTCAATAATAGACTTGACTTTACTCACTTGTTCTTTTGTGAGTCCTAACTGATCTAGTGCCCGAGAGAGTAAATTATTTACTATGTTCATTTATTTTTTAAGATAGCCATTAGCCTTGACAGTATTTACTTCTTTGTGAACAGGTTCAGCATAAGTAATCTGATCTGTTTTATTTACATACTTTTCAACAAAAGCTAAAATATCATCCCAATCTAATGACATATCAACATTATCCCAAGCAAAATCAATACCCCTAGATTTATTAGCATTTCTAGCAGCAATAACAGTTTCTAGTAATTTTAATTCTTTTTCTTTATTCATTATCCACCTATAATCGCTTTCATATTTTTAATAGCTTCAACTAATTGATTTCCTAATATCATAACTAATATAGTCATTACTACAGCAATTGATACCTTAGGATACTTTTCAACGAGTTTTGCAACGTTTAAGAAAATATTTTGTATTTCAGTTTGTGTCTTAATCTTGTTTTCAACCCCCGATATAATTTTTTCTTCCATCTGAGGTATTTTCGCAGTATATGCATTCATTTTGTCTGTAAACTCCTTTATGGCAGAAATAGCAGTATTAAAAGCTGCGGCTGTTCCATTTTTTAATGGCATTACAGTTATCATAAAGTATTTCAATTCTCCGTCAAGTGGGTATCTTACAACATGCATATCAACCCATACTGGCTTATCGTTCTTTGGTATATATTGTTTTTTTATAGAATAGCTTTTTAGATCGCCATCAATGCATTGTCTAATCATTGCACGATCTGCTTCTAAATTTTCGTCATTTAACGATAATTTTTCCCAAGTGATTCCAGTTCCCGATTGACCAACCGTGAGTTCCCAGCTATTATAGCCAATAAAATCCTCAAAAGCACGATTCACCCAAAGAATTTTTCCAGAACTGGCACAAACTACCATCGGAACTTCTGAATGAATAAAAGCGTTGGTAAAAAAATCTACAGGCTGATTATCAATCCAAGACATGATGATTTCCCCAAATGAGGGGGGTTTTATCCCCCCTCTTAATTAAAAAAATGAAAAATTTATTACATACCGGTTATAGGTTTGTAATCGAAGAAGCTTCCGCCAGTTAGAGACTTATTAACAAAGTCAACTTGAAAGAATAGTTCTCCGGGTAATGCTCTGGTTGGGGTAGCTGCATCATCGACAGCTTTATCAGTAGCATCTCCATCCCTTAAATCTCTCATGAAGAAAGTGTTTAAAGGAGAAGGAGCAGCAACTGCGGTTCCAGCGGCATTTAACCACATGATTCTTGAAGCTTTAGAGTTGCCGTTGGCTAACTTGCCAGTCCAAGAAAATCTACCATTAACCCAAGCTTGAAGCATTCTAACGCCAAAGTCATGATTGAATTCATGTATAGCCTTGACTTTATTTGCTTGTGCCATAAATAACATAACGTTACTTGAGACACCGGCTAGAGTTGTAGCAATTCTAGAAATAACATAAGTTCCAGCAGCAGCAGCATTGTACGCGAAAACACCGGCAGAAAGAATTTTTCTAGCTCTGGTGATAGAACTTCCAGAATCTCTTTCGCGAACACCGCTAGTAAAATTAACATTTAAAGCAACAGCTTCTAAAATTGAAAAAGAGGTTGTAATACCTCCACCGCCAGTAGTAGAGTTATTCATGATAACTCCGCTAATGGTCTGAACAGGGTTAGAAGCACCCCTAGTTCCTCTTACAGCACCAAATTTTGTTGTAACAGCCATTTTTTACCTTGTAGAATATAATATTCTGCAATCTTATTGTCCTAAGCAAGAGTCCTTTTTTCCTAACTATTTATACTCATCTTAAGCCGCTTTATAATTTTATTCAATTTGGTTAGAATTGTAAGTTCTTTTACATTTCTTTCTTTAGCAATGTCCTGAATACTGATATTTTGAATGTAAACTTTTGAAACTAAATCTCTTTCTGCGGGCTTTAGGGAATCTAGTATATCAATAATTTCAATATCATTATTTTTACTTATAGAGATATCTATATCGTTACTGTCTTTATCACTTATTGAAGATAAGTGTACGCTATTTTTATACCTTCTCATATGGTCTCTTATAAAAGTGAGGCATACGAAACGAACTCTAGCATAAACATAGGTTAAAAACGAGGCTTTTAGGTTATCCTTGTAATTTTTATGAGCCTGCCATATACCTTCTTGTATTAGCTGCTTTCTTAAGTATGGAGTCTTATCAATGTTATAGATAATTTTCCTGTGTTTATTAAAAGATGCTTGTGCAGTTTTTAACACATCTTCATTCTTCAAAACGTCTTCCAGATTCATCAAGTGTAATTGGTTCATTATTTTCCTCTAAAAAATTCTTAATTTGTGTTGCAACGTCCTTAAATTCAAATAGCTTTGCCACTCCTATAACAAAAGAGTAAGGATCAAGTATTTTTAATGCAGCTACTCCTTCTGCTGTTTCGTTCAAAAAATCGTAAAAGTTATTAGTGATCTTGAAATTAGTATTACCTATCCAGCATTCCCATCTATCGGTAGGTTTAAAAATTGATTTTTTTTCTACCGCCCCAAAAGGCCCGAGCATAAGTGGGTTTTCGTTAAAAGGAATAGTGGGAATTAGATCGTTTTTTTCCGATTGGAGAAAATCGTTATTTTCCTTGTTCTTGTCTTTATTCTCAGAATCTAAAAATTCTTTCTCTTTTTCATTCCAATATTCCCAAGTTACTTTTTTACTGTTCATCGTTTAACACCTGATCGGGCTTCATGACTAAATTGTTTTTTGATAATTCTTTGATATAAGATAGTAATAGTTTTATAGAATCTGGACTGTCAGTGTCTATATTTTCTATTTGTTTTTCTACCAAGTCGCTGTTTTTAATAGTATGTATTAAAATAGCAAGTTTTTGTAGATCTTCGTCATTAGCCCATAAAATATCAAAACATAAATCGCTTTCTTTACTTAGCTGAAAGCTTAGCAAACAAGATAGATTTTCAAAACGGTCTTGCTGACTCTCTTCTGATGCAGTTTGTGATTCGTCCATTTAATGTAATATTTCTTTCTTCTATTTCTTTTAGAGAGTAAAAAGTACCAATCTTATTTAGATTTGGCATAAATAATAACACAGAAGAATAAAAGAAGTCGCAGATAACTCCATCGGAATTTACAGAGCAGATATCAATAAGATTTTTTTGTATCCATCCGTTAGAATATTTAACTGTTTTTTCAGATAGTTCGTAAAATTTAGACTCTATAGAGTCTCCGTAACACACATTAATAGATGGAATTTTTAAATTATCATCTAAAAGCAGCAAGTTTTGTTCGTATATGTTTTTAGATCTATCTTTTGCTATTACAAGCCAGCTTATTGTGTTAAAATATTCCATGCCAAACCTTTGTAGTATAAAGACATTTGCTGGATTTCCTCCGAAGAAATAAAGCGATCTTTGTCTTCCGTGTAATGTTTTGGTATGGAAATAAAGCTATCTGAAAAATCTTTGTACTTGTCTTTGTATTTATCTTTATATAATTCTTCAAAAGATTGTACGAGTATATCTACAATCTGAGACATTTTGGGTTTTTTATCTTTTAATTCTAAAAGTTTTTCGCTTGCAGAATCGCAGTACAATGCCAATTCTATTCTGTCTTGACCAGTTATATCGCCGATAACAGAACTAGAAAAAGCAACAAATTCTTCTGATGGCTTAACTACTTCCACCCTTTGCATTATAGCTGCAAAAGGAAGATTTGTCAAGTCTATTTTGTCTCCGAATGCGGAAAAAAGCAATAGAAGAATAATTAATACTGGTTTATAATCCATTTTACTTCTTTTTAACAAAAAGCGGGAAAACCGAATCTAATGCTTCGCAAGCATCTGTTAGCCCGAGAGCATTACAATCGCTTTTCAGTTTACTCCATGAGTCAACAATATCTGACATTGTTGGCATATTTGCTTCTAGCTGAAATTTTTCTTCGGTTACAGATGGTTTTTCTTTTACAGCAACAGTAGTTTTTACCAAATATGGTTTAACATATTGATAACCTAAGGCTACTGCTGCTATTAATGATAGTATTTGTGCTGTATTCATTTTTTTACTTTAAGTGATCTTTAAAGGTATATCCACCGATTAATACAGTACCTACAGTTGTAATGTTTTTTATCTGGTCTGGCGTTAACTCTAATTTAAAAAGTTCTTTTGCTAGCACAGGAATTAGTGCTGTAACTATTGCTATCCATAATCTTTTAGATGTAACTAAACTTGCTTTTTCTTGCATTTTCTAATCTCCTAGTAAATTGATTAATTGTTCTTCTGTTAAAGACTGAGATAAAATTAGATTCATTAACAATCTTGAATCTAAATGTGTTCTTGCTGTATGGCGTTTAACAACAAGCCATAAGATAGATTTTTGTACCGGGCCGACATATTTCAACTTTTCAGACAGCGTAGTAGTATTTCTAGTATCATAACACTTTTTAATCATGATTATTACATCGAAAATTATTTTTCCGGCTGTTAATATAATCAATGGGTCTAAAGTAGGAAGATCCTTACCTGACGAATAAGAAGCCCCGATAGATACTGCTAAATCTTGAACGGTGTCATTTTTTGTACTTGTCATAAATATCTCCAACTACTTTTTTGTTTAAATAACCTATATATTGGACGGTATAATTACCGATCTTTAATTCATAAGCGGGGTATTTACCAAACTTTTTCCTGACGGATGTAGTTTCGTTTATTTCGACTACATTATAATCTAAAAGGCCCGGCAATTCTTCGGCTTTCCATTTTTCGCACAAATCACAATTGTTCGAAGAATAAAAATAAATAGTTGCTTTTTTTTCTTCTATAATCTGATCACCCAAATTAGCACAAAGCGGACATGGTGTTTTATGCCCATCGCCCTGAACTATGTACTTCAATCCCTTGCATTTTTTACATACTCCCGAATTATCAGGAACAACTGTTTCTTCTTCTTTTTCTATTTCAGGTTCAGAAACTATGATTTTGTCTATGTATTTTTGTATAACACTTTTTATTTCTACACGCCTTTTTTTAACAGATTCTGATTCTTCTCCAAAAGATATAGAAGGTAAAAATGTAAGTGTGAATATTAATAAGTATTTATAGTATCGCATCAAATAATTCCCAATTTATAGATTTGGCCGGAAATCCATTAACGTTTCCGATGACCCAAGTTTGTTGCTGCCGAATCATTTGATAGGCAACAGTTGCTGTAACCCAAAAACTTCCATCGGGCTGATCATATGCTTTCGGGCCTGAATTCCAATCGGCCCAAGAGTTTAGTATTAAAAATAAAGTCTCGGAACTTCTAGTTTTAGTATCATCCATACCGCCGAAACACATGCAATGATTCCAATTGCCTCTAGGGTTAGATATACCGTTTTTATCGCGTTTAGAAGAAAACCCAATATTACTTCCTACAACAACGCCATATCCATTATATATAGCATCTCTTATTTCTTCTACTGTTTTTCCTAAAGAAACTGTTAAAACTTTATTTGTATTTATTTCTGATATAACTGACTGAGGAACACCTGTTCTGCCCCAATTTATACCAATTTGTGGATTATATTTGGATAGATCATATCTACCGTATTTACGACGTAAGGCTATTCCGCCTATATCCGAAAGAAAATTTACCGCCCGAGCAACAGACATTCCCTGCCCGCCATGCCCTCTGTGACCATATATTACCTCGGTAGCTAATCTTCCTGCATATCCTTCTGCTTCTAAACGTTCTTCTATATCAGAAACTAAAGAAATTGTGGTTCCGTTTCTACATCCGTGCGAAGTACAGTTATGAACAGCTATGCCATTTGCAATAAACGAATGATCTTCTTCTACTTCTATACAATAAACAGCGTCTTGATAATCAGATTCACTATTTGTAGAAACTTTAGCTAATAATCCAAACTCACATTTATGTAAAATTTGTTTTTTAGAACTATTTATAATCAGGCCAGAAACCATGCATTCTGGAAATAATTTTAGTGCTTCATTTGAATATATATCTATTGTGTAAGAAGAATGCCTGTCTATGCGATCTTTTCTTTTTCTTACAGTATGTTGTATTTCTAAATCTTGTAATAATGAAGATATTCCAGATATTAATTTTTTCGATACAGACACTCCGTTTATTCTTGTTCTGGACTTGTTGAAACACCCGTCACCATCTATCCATCCCCTGACTATTTCAATTTTAGATAAATTATTAAATTTATTTAAATTGTGAAGCTCTTTTGTATAACAGTTTCCGGAGACAAAATATTTTATAAATTCTACTAAGAGTCTACTGCTACAACTTACTACTATAACATTTTTATGAGATCTGTCATGGATAAATGTTTTTAATCCAAATTTTTCATTAATTATTCTGCTTATATTTTTTTGTATATCTACTTCTTTAGAATTTAATGAAAAATCTACTCTACAGTTTTCAGATATTCCGCCTTCTGCACAGAAAATTCCTATCAACCATCCTATATCTTCATCTATTTTTATATATCTATTTACAACCTTTTTTGAGCCGAAATATCTTACGTGATTTTCAGATACTAATGGTTGTTTCATCCTCTTGTTAGATTCTTTATTTATAAATAAAGACATGTCTAAAATATATTCATTTTCGTAAGAATTATTTTTAGGAATTACCAAATAATCAGATTCTGTTATTTCGTCTGCACGCTTCCATTCAAAATTTTCATTATTTTTTGTTAAAATTAAATGGTCGTTAGTACAAGATATATTATTTAAATATCTGTATAATTTTATATTCCTTATTTTATTTCCGGAAGGATTTTTTTTGATAATATCTGTGACTGCTCTTTTATTTCCATAGTGGGATAATACAAAATCACCTATTTCAATATTTTCTATCGCTTTTAAAGTTCCGTCAGCCATTAAAACCATTGTTCCGGCAGTAAAACAATCGCCTGTGAGCTGGTTTTCATCAGATGCAAAATTTTTATCGTATTTTCTAACTAATTTATAAGGTAAAGCTATTTTACCTAAGCCGCTATCCTTTATTGCTTGTGCAGCATCGCCAAAAATTGGATATCTAAGAGATTGCAAGACTTTATCAAACTCTTGGCCATTAAAGAGCGTTGGATTATAACCATTTTCATAAGCTTTAATAAGCTCTTTTGTTGTGTTAAATATCGTCATTATTCAATATATCAGAAAGAATTTTGGCGGAATTAGCCCAAGTATACTGTTTTCCTGTTTCTATTCCCTTACTATTTATACCCAAAAGTCCGTCCTGTTTATTCTTGTGGTGCATTCGCATATATGAAATCATTTGATCTTTTGCTTCGTCTTTAATTTCCGCCCATCTTCCGTTGTTATGGAACCATATTCCGTCGTATGCAGACTCTAAAGAGTCTATATTTAGTAGCGAGCAGTTTTCACTGGTACAATATTCAGTGTGTGCAGAATAATCAGTCGCTATAACATGTTTACCTATTGCCATAAGTTCTAATAATTCTAGATTCCAACCTTCGGCATGAGACGGGAATACGCCAACATCAACCTTGGACATTATTCTGTATACATCAGAATGATCATTTTGTCTAGGTATAAGCCTAATTTTTGAAGATAATTTTGACTTTCTGCATAAATCTATCCAGCTTTTTCCGCCATCTTGTAGAAAAATATTATCACACATAAGCCATAATTCTACATTATCATTCTCATTAAATGCTTTATTGAAGCATTCTATCAATATGTCGTGACCTTTTCTTATTTCCCATTTTCCGCAATTAAAAAATATAGTATTTTTAAGCGTAGATGGCCCGCACGGTTTAAAAACTTCTTCATCTATTCCTAGTGGAACTACGTGACAATCTTTTCCTGTCTGATCTTTTATTACTTGAGACCCCCATTTAGAGCATGTTATAAGTTCGTCGCAAAGCTTAAGGCTTGCTTTTTCTGTTTCATTAAATTTGTCTAATTCAAATATTGGAAAGCCGTAGTGATGGCCGCGAACAGGCATTCCGTGAACTTCATTCTGATGCCATATTTTTAATGATACGGTGTTATAAGGTTGATGCTTTGCAGATATATCAACGTTTTTATTTAAAAAATGTATGTTTATTACATCTTTTAATAGATCGTTATCTATATGACCTATATTATAAAAAAAGATATTATTCTTAAGCTTTAAAAGTTCTTGTATAAGATAATAAGATGTGTAACCATAGCTAAGTTTGTTTATAGGGCAGGTTATATGTATGTTTTTCATTTTCAAAAAGTTCATTAAATATATTTAAAAATTCTTGTATTTCAAAATATGCAGATGTTAAATCGGTATAGTTTATAGCATTTTTATCTTTATATAAATTCATTTCATAATCTAAAGATTTTTTGTCATAATATTTAACAAAATCTTTATATTTATCAAATTTTATATTATATTTTAATGATATAGCATCTGTTATTTTCTTCTCTATATTACTAAATTTTTTGCCTAAGTATGTTTTTATAGGCGTTATTATATCTCCACAATAAGCCTCGCTAAAATCGTGTGCAAAAACAGCTTTAAGCAGTTCTTTATCTGTATTACCATCCTTTTTTGCCATTTCATAGCATAGAATAGAATGTTCCGCTACAGAATAAAATGCGTTACAATGACCGTTAAATCTACATATCTTAGATAAAGAAATTGATATGTCTATGATATTAATATCATCAGGCTTAAGATTAAGTATATCTACTTTTTTACCGCCTAAAAATGTTAGGTATATGCTCTTTTTTTTATAGAATAGGTTTAATATTTTCATAAAATGTTTTTGCGAAATAGGAGCCTTTAAGATATTCTTTATTGAGGCCCGCAAGATATTCGTTCGCCTCAAGTATTTTAGTTGAATGAAGAAGTTTTTCCACTGAAAATTCTGAGAAATCGCAGTAAAGAGGATAATTTTTGCCAAGATATTCTACTGCGGCAGGGTGTTTGTTGATTATAACTGGCGTATTTCTAATAATACATTCTATCAATGCGTTATTGGCTGAGCTATCATATAAATTCATTATGGCTACGCAGCCCGAAAGCATTTCATCATAATCCAAGTTAGATAAATGTTCGGGAATAATTACACTATCCCTATTTTTTATTTCTATATTGCTTACTCTGGTTTCTATGTCTAGCAAATATTTTGAATAATTCTGGTTTGATGGTAGCCAGTATTTATCAATATCTGTTTTAAGTAAATATATTTGCGATAGTTTGCGTAACCAATATCCAAGCTGTACTATCTTAGGCTTATTTTTATACCTTCTATAGTTCCATTGGAGGTCAGCCGGGCCGGTCGGGTGCTTAAGCGAAATAACCGGAATTGTAACCTTCTGTTGAAGCCAATCCGCGAGATAGTCAGATAGAACGATCAAGCCACGGCAATGCTTCAAAGACTGTTGAAATCGGGCAGTAGCAAGAATAGATTGTGGTGAATGCTGGTAATCAAACCATCGCGGCATTTTATGCGGGTTGTGCAGAAATCCAATCCAAGGCTGTTTATATGGAGTAGAAAAATCAACATTCCAAGAGTGCGTTTTTTCTATAAAGTCATCTAGTAGTATTCCATTTTGACTATGAAAGTCTTTTAAGAAACTCATGGCATAATGCCAGCCATATCTATGAACAGAAAATGCTGTCGGGCTTTTTATTGATATCATTGAATAAAAGCACCTTTTGTTTTTGCTGTAAATATTCCGTACTGAAAATATACATTGTTGTATATATTAGGATAAGTATATTGGAATACTTCTTGGTTTAAATTCTTTTGTGCAAATTCTACACCGGCATCTTCATAATCTAGATGAGAATTCGATGAATTATTTATATTAACTACAGTTTTTAGGCTTGAACTATATATAAAGCTTGAATAACTTAATAAAGAACTAAAAAATGCGTGATTGTAATAGTAGGACTTGCTTTTAATTTTATATGGCGTGTATCCACCAACTGCATTATACGTCCTGCCATCAATAACTAAACCATGAAGACTTCTTAATTCTTCTACTGTGTTACATTTATAAGATAGAGTATTAGAATCAAAATTAATCTTTCTGTAGAAGTATTCATAAAATTCGGAAACCTCACGGCTGCACCTAGTAATACGGGCATTTACATCCGAGAAAAAGCCGGACGCTTCTGGATGCAGTGTTTTTAGAGATAGTACGCGAGATAAATAGTTGCCCGGAATCATGCAGTTATTGTGCAAGAAAATTACAATAGCAGCTTCTGTTGATCTTGGTACTTCATTTATATCAACTGAATTTATAGAACATGATAGTTTTAAAGACTCGGACTGTTTATAAATATCGTTAACGTTGTAATAAGAAGTTTCTTCGTGAAAAGATGTTTCATTTTCGTGACCAGATTTAAGTATAAAAATATCTGCTGTTTTCATATTATATGACAAGAATTCGGAGTAAGGGTGATGGTATGGAATTTTATTCCGTTTATTTTTAAAGTTATTGTTATAGCATCTAATAACTCTAAATCTTCTATTTTTCTTTTTAACTCTTCATAATCTTCTTCATCGAAAACAACCTTGAACAAGTTTTCTTCATTAATTATTTTTACATTATTAAAATATGTGCTAAATAATCCATATATTATATTTATCTCTCTATCTGTATACATCTGTAATTAATTCCTCTGTTGATTTATATACTTTTTCCGAAAGCTTGTTTTGTATAATAAGCTTAGCCTGTACAGGAGAGTGGCCAAGATCGATCAGTGCGGACACTGCTTCTGAAACAATGAGCTTCTGCTTGTTATCGTTTGGAGCAGTATTTTTCTTGGCCGTGTTTTGCTTTTTAGGTTTTGGTTTTTGATGCTTTTTCTTATTGCCATCACTAAGTTTGTCTGAATCAAAAAAATTCTTTGTCAGCCATTCTCTGGCTCTCCAATCACCATCTAAAGCACGAATATAAGTATTCCTAAGCATAAGCTGCTCTGGTGTAACATATTTTACTGGCTCATGCTTGTGTATGAATTGCTCTGTCTTTCTGTCTTTCATTTGATCCAAAACATACAGAACTGCCACAAAAGGACAAAGAATAACTAAAGAAATAATTATTTCCACAATAACCTCCATAAAAAAATAAAGCCAGAGATTTGTTCTCTGGCTATTTTAACGCGAAATCTGCATTTGTCAAGAGCGTGCGAACGAAGAAATCGCAGAAGTAATTTCAGGAGAAAATCCGGCAATATCTAGCATGTTAGGATTCTTAGGGTCTGCAATACTAAAGTTATTTACAGCAAGCCCGCAAACAATCATCTTTGACTTAGGAAAGTTAGATTTAAGTTCGGACGAAACGTGATAACCCGAATTAACTTCGTTGTCTGTAATAATTATGAAACAGTCAACATCCATTTTGTTTTTCTTTGCATAAGAAAGAACTGCGGAAGGATTAGTCGATCCGAAATTATTCTTAAGGCATTTTTCGGTTGCAGATTTCAAAGTATCGTTACTAGATATTTTTAAATCTACAAAACCGCTCGCAAAACCGCCAACGAATGTCCAAGGCTCTGTGCGCACATGAGCCATCGCTAGAACGGCTGCAACCTCGCAGAACCGCAATGGCGTATCGTTAAACTGGGAACTCATCGAACCCGAGACATCAATTCCGTACATATAATTCTTGTTGGTTGGCTCGATAGCGTCAAAAGCATTATAGAAAGCATTTTCTAATGCATCCAAAATATTTCTGTCTGTATTCCAAGTAAGTGAGCCTTTCATTCCTCTGCCTTGTCCGTAAATTCTATTTGCGACTAGGATAGAAAGTGGATGAATGCGTTGAGACTTGAGCCATTCCTTATCATTTAGTCTGCCGACAATATACTTTGTTGATTTAGACAGTGGCGAGATAAGCCCGCTAGCAGTCATTACCGAAAGACTTCTGATAAGTGCCGTAGCGTTCATATGCGGAAGCAAAGCTTCTTGAATCTCAGGCTTATTCAAAAATTCAGTAGGAATATGTTCTCTCTGTAGTTTATACTTCGAGATATGACCTACTAATTCTTTAGCGTTTTTGATGTGTTTTGCGTCATCAACTGCTTTGCACAAAATGAGTCCTTCATCGGAAGGTTTTAGGTTGGAAGTATCCAAACTGCCCATAGCCCACTTAGCAATCTTGTTCATATTGGTAGTCTTACCAAACTTTGGGTGAGTTAGGCAAAATACATCCTTATGAGACCAGCCATCACGCTGCTGATACTTAGAAACTTGATATGCAAAAGACTTAGTATCTTTTGATATGTACCAATTGTTAATCGCTTGACGTACAAGCTTGCCAAAACCACGCATTTCTTTAATAAATGCACAAAACATAAACAAGTGAGTGGCAGTTCGTACAACCTTGCTAAATTCTGTAACGGCCCTAGTTTTAATAGAGTTATCTCCATGAAGAAAAACTAATGCAAGTGCATAAATAGCATGATCGTTCTTATGTGCAAGACCCTTGCTAGAAACCTCAACGATTCTATCTAATGTTTCGTTAGGAGCAGACTGAACGCACGAAACAATGTTCTCAGTATTGGTGTACTGTACTTTTTCTTTCGACATATAATAAGTACCGGAAGTAGCTCCAAGACTTAAAAATCTGTCAAGCATTTGAAGATCGTCAATCTTGAAAGCGTAACCGCCGCCGTTGGTTTGAACCATTTCTTTACGGCCAACGATAGGATTTTGAACAGAAGTTTTTTGATTCAGGTACTTAAAAGTCATAATATTTCTCCAATAAATAAAAGTAGCCCGCCTACTAGGAATCGAACCTAGACCGCTTTATTACCAAAAAGTTAATCAAACATCAAACGTACATAGTAAAAAACAATGCTTGAGTTATTGTGCTACCATTACAACATAGGCGGAAGCTGTGAGAGTAGGAATCGAACCTACGCAACGCCATTAGCAATTGGTTAATCTTGTATTATCGTACATAGTAAAAACTATACAAGAGTTTTACGTGCTCTACCATTAAGCTATCTCACAATAAAAACGGGCAAAAAGTTGAAAAAGAGTTTAGTTTCAAAGTTAATCTTTTTCATTCATCCCTGTTTTGTTTTATTATAGTTCACAGATTTGATTTGTCAACTATTTTTTTCTTCGTTTTCAGGAATTGTTTTACGTTCTTCAAGCAATTCCATTTTATATTTTCTTAGTATAGTTTTAGGAGCAGACAACTTTTCAGTTTCCTTTGCAAGTTTTCCTAAAACATATTTTAACCTGTTGTCTTCTCGAATTTTCTGCCGTCTTTTTAAAACTTTTTGATATACAGATTTTTCCCGAAGCTTTTTCTTTTTAGTTTTATGTTTTGTTAGCATAGCCCTTCATCTTGTTTCTTAGTAATTTTCTTTGTATATCAAACTTAAACATAGATATTTCATATCTTGAATAAGGCAGATTACAGTTCTTAGCAAACTTTATACATTCTTTAAGTTTATGTATTTTTCTGTCTAATCTAGATAATCTTTCTCTGTCTCTTTTGCTTACTTTTGGTCGATTTGGCGGACTTGAACCGCTACTTTGATGGATTCCCACCATGTTCTGCACCACTTAAACTATCTATCGATTAAAGTAAAAGTTCCTTTTTGCATCCTTCTTCGTAGAGTTTTTTTAGCCAATAATCTAGCTCTATCAACACCCTGACGAATCAAATTTCTGACTTGGCCTCCAGCTTCAGTATTTACATACAGACTATATAAAGATCTACCAGACCTAATACCGTGAGCAAAAGTATAAATATCTGAATCTCTAATCAATGCCCAATCAATCTTCATAATTTCCTCGTTAAAATATTACTTGTTAAATTTTTCCAGCAATGAACTGTATTTTTTGGCGAAATAACATTCGTATCGCAATAAGAAATATATTCATTGTATTTTACAAATTTTTGTGCTCTAAAATTACTAGGCACTTCTACACAACAAGGCATGTTAATCATGTCAAATGTTGTTTCTTCTCCGAATAAACTTCCTAGTTTTGTTACCGACGACTTTATTTTAGCATGGGAATGGGGAAACACAACCAGAAATTTCTGAAAATTCTTAAGTTTATCAGAATCAATTTTTGCGTCCTCAATTGTGGAATTGATACATTCTAGCCTGCGGATATTTTGTCCTACAGACGCTTTGTATGAACTGTACTTATTGAACCATTCAATATCAAGTTGTGGATCTATAGATATACATGTCCATTTTGTCATATGTGCAAATATAGATGCAGTTCTAGGAAATTTTCCATCTCCAATTACAATAACTAGCCTTTCCTCGTTTGAATCAAGCTTCATCATGTCTATAGCTGCTTTATAGCACCCAATACTTTCAGTAAGCTCTTTATGTATTTTTGCAGTTCTCTTGTAATTATTAAAAAACTGCAATACATCTACGTGGCAAGCTAGATTATAAAATTCGTCGAGATAGCTATTCATCGATTTTTACTCCGAACGGGGTTCCATCGTCGCCGAAAAGAAGTTCGGAAAAAGCATCGGCAAAATCCATCGGCTCGCCCGAAATGTTCATCACCCATGAATCGCGATATTCGAGTATCCGAAAGGCACTATCTGGCGTGTCGTCCTTGTGCCTTACCCACCGATCCCGATGAGGCCTGTATTCTTCCGCATTGGCAAACTGTCGATACTCCGGCCCGATCTTGCGGAGAACAACAGCCCAGCCGAGACTAGGCTCCTTATACACCCATTGCCTCACAGATCTATCGTTCATCAATCGCCATTCTCCGGGTAGAACTGGCCCGATCCTTACCAGTCTCCATCCGTCAGGCAATCCGGGTATTTCAACAAAACCTTTTTCTGTGTACATGTTATTGCTCCTCTTTGAATTCATAAAAATACATTTCCTCGTCAGACTCACTAACCCATTTTGATCCAGTATTTTCGCAGCTAAATTCTAATCCAAAAACTTTCCAATCTGGTTTTGTTTTCATTTTTTTGGATATGTAAGCACCACCATCAAGCCAGAAAACACGGTTATTTGGCTGAATATAGTATTGCCCGTCAGCTTCGAAAACATGTCCGCATTTGTGGCCACCGGCCATTTCTGCATATCCTGAATTATACTGCGGCCCGAGGCACCAGTCAAGTGTAAACATGTATTTTCCGCGAACTTTTTTCTTGTTCTTTAGAATAATATCTGCGGCTCTATTTTTAGTATATTCAACGATAGAACAACTAACGTAGTAACTATATGAATCCCATAGTTGTATCCAGTCGAGCGGATTATCTCCGCCACCTTT